CCCGATCGGCTTCACGATGGAGAGCGGCTCCCCCACGCAGCGGATCGAACCCATCACGCTCGCGCTCGCGAAAGCGCAGGCGCGGTTTCCCTCCACCGCCGAAGATCTCCTGCTGCCGATCTATCTCGTGGCCGCGCGCACGTACTTCGAAGAACAGAGCGGCCGCCAGTGTGTCGACGCGACGTGGGAGTACGCGCTCGACGGCGGGCCGGACGAGCGGGTCATTCAGCTGCCGCGGCCGCCACTCGCCAGTGTGGTCGAGGTCACGTACGACGATGCCGCCGGCGCCGCGCAGATCTTCGACGCCGCGAATTACACGGTCCATGAATCGTTCGACGTCCCGCCCGGATCGCCCGCGCAGGATCCGGTGATCGATCCGTACTGTCCGTGCGGCCGCATCGAGCTCGTGGCCGGCGCGTCGTGGCCCGTGACGAGCGGCCTGGCGCGGAGTCTGCGGATCCGGCGCGTGTGCGGCTACGGCGCGACGACCGAGGCGATGCCGCTGATGATTCAAGCCGCGCTGCTGTTGCTGTTCACGCATTTCCATCGGAACCGGCAGGAAGTCGTCGACGTCGCGCAGTACCAATTGCCGCTCGGCGCGCAGGCGCTGATCAGCGCGTTCAAGTGGACGGCGCTCCCGACGATCCCGCCGACGCGGCGCACTTTTCCCTACTAAAAGAAAGCCCACCCGGCGCCGAGCCCTAGGCTCGAAGCTGTGCCTGGCCTCGATTGCGGCGCGCTCATTCACGACGTCGTCTTCGAGAATCCCGACGGGCCGCCGGTGCCCAACGGCGAGGGCGGCTTTACCACTGACAGCTGGATCGCGCTCGCGCCCCTCTCGTGGGTGCGCATTCAGCCGGCCTCCGCGCGCGATCTCGAACGGCGCGTCGCCGGCACCGTGCTGGCCCTCGCGACCCATCTCGTCGACTGCTACTACCTCGCCGGCATCACCACCGAAACCCGGATGACGAAAGGCCCGCGCGCGATCGATGGATCGCTCGTGGCCGGCTCGCGCGAATTCCACGTGACGGGCGTCGTGAATCCCGAGGAACGGAACGAGTCCCTGATCCTCTCGTGTGTGGAGACGGTCCAGTGAGCGCGTCGTGGCGCTGGACGGGCCTCGAGGACTTGAAAGCGCAGCTCCGCGCGTTGCCGACCGAGCTGGCCGGCGAGGGCGCCAATCTCGTCGAAGGGCGCGGCAATCGGGCGACGGTCCGGATCAAGGCCGGGTATCCGGCGCGCACGCACGACCTCCGCGACAAGACGACCGTCACCCACACGCGCAGTGCCTTCGGGGCGCGCGCGGTCGTGACCAACACGTCACGACATGCCCTCCCGTTCGAAATCGGCACGCAGGCCCGGCACACCACGCTGGGCGCGAATCGCGGATCGATGCCGCCGGGGCATGTCTTCGTGCCGGTGATGCAAGAGGAACGACGCGCCATGTACGACGACCTGCAGGCATTGCTCGAGCGCCACGGTTTGGTGGTGAGCGGTGCGGCCTAACGGCTGGGCCGTGCTCGTGCTCGTCGCCTGGTTCTGGGCGGGGTGGCTGACGTGCTGGCTGCAGACCGATCGAGCGCGTCATGCCCGATAGCAGCGCGATCGACAACGCGCTCGTCGCGAAGCTCGGCGCCGACGTGACGCTGATGGCGCTGATGCCGAACCTGGTCTACATGGACGAGGCGCCGAAGAACGCGACGCGGTTCGTGATCGTGTCGCTCGTCGACGAAGTCGATGAACCGAGGTTCGGCGGGTGCGCGTACGAAGACGCGCTCTATCTCGTGAAGGCCGTCGAGCTCAAGCCGGCGGTCGGGACCGGCAACGTCCAAGCGGCGGCGGCGCGGATTCAGGTGCTCCTGAACGATCAGGTCCTCACCGTCGCCGGGTACAGCCACATGGTGATGCACCGGGAGTCGCGGATCCGGACGACGGAAGTGGACGACGTCGACGCGTCGATTCGCTGGTTTCATCGCGGCGGGCACTATCGCGTGCAACAGGCGCCAGTCTAACGGCGCGGGTCACTCGGGGTTCGAACCAAGGAAAAGAGTAGGGCAATCATGTCGATCAAAACAGGGCGGTACGGCACGGTCAAGTACGACGCGGCGGCGGGTTCGCCGCTCACGCTCGTCGATCTCATCTCCATCAACGCGTGGAAGCTCTCGCTCAAGACCGACTACGAAGACGTCACCTGCTTCGGCGACCTGAACAAGGTCTATGTGCCGGGCTTGAAGGACGTCTCCGGCTCGATCGCGGGCTTCTGGAACAGCAGCAGCACCGTGCTGTTCGACGCCACGGACGCGCCCACGCCCGGCTGGCTCGAGCTGGCCCCCAACTCCACCGAAGCGAGCTTCAATTTCTCCGGCCTCGGGTATCTCGATGCCGACATCGACTGCAGCGCCAAGGGCGCGCCGAAGATCTCGGGATCGATTCACGCGGCCGGGCCCTGGACGCTGGCGCCATAAGGGCGCCGTGTTCGATCGCCTGACGATCCGCGGGACCGCGGCGTCGATCCTCTGGGGCTATCGCCCAGCGGCGACGCTGACGGCCTGGCGGATTGCGAAAGTCCACGGGCAGTGGACGCTGACGGGGACGCTGGCGCGCAGCGATGCGTTCCAACTCCGCCAGACGCCGCTGCTGTTTACGGCGCCGCACGAGGGCGGCCGTGATGGCTGGTGGGCGTGGGGCATTAATGCGATCCAGGTGGGACCGCGATCCCTCATCGCGCAGCTCGGCCCACCCGAGCAATAGGAACAGGAGACCCGTATGCCGCGTTGTCGTGTCGTGCTGCCAAAGAGTGACCGCCTCCCCTTGTCGGACGGCGATCACGTCGATGTCATCACCGAGTTGAATGCCGGCGAGTACTTCGATCTCCTCACCGATCTGGCCGATCGCAAACCCTTCGCGAAGGTATTGGCGTACGTGCTCGGCTGGTCGCTCGTGGGCCTCGATGAGAAACCCTTGCCGTACAGCGTCGGGCTCCCGGAGAACGAGCGCCGCGACACCGTGCGATCCCTCGACAAGGCCACGGTGCGCGAACTGATCGCGGCGCTCGATCGACACGAGGCCACCGTGGAGACCGCGCGGGCGCAAAAAAAAACGGCGACGGCTGGGACGCCCGACGCGCCCGCCTCGTCAGCGACCTGAACATCTGTCGTCGGATGCACATGACCTATGACGACGTCCGGGCGTTGCCGCAGGAAGTGTATGAGGTGCTCGTGGACGAACTGGTGACGGAACAGAACGACGCGGAGCGGGACGCGGAGGGCCTCGACTAAATGGCCCTGTCCGGCGCGCTCCTCGCGGATTTCTCGAGCTTCCAGGCCGCCACGGATGGCGCGATCGTGAAGCTGAAGTCGTTTGAGAGCGGCAGTGAGAAGGTCGCCACGTCGCTCTCGCGCATGACCGACAGCTTCTCGGGACGCAAGCTGATTCAAGAAGCCACCTTGATGGCGGAGGTGTTCGATCGGGCGGGGAAGGGCGCGGGGCTCACGGCCGGCGAGCTCGAACGCATGGGGACCGTCGGCGCCGCGGCGATCGAGAAGTTGCGCGTGACCGGCCAACCGATCCCAGCCCAGTTGCAGGCGATGGCGGACGGCGCGCGGAAGACGCGCCTGGAACTGGACAGTTTGGCGACGGGGCTCAGTGCGTCGGGGAAAGAGGCGAGCGCCTCCGGGAAACTGATCGCGGGCTTGACCGCGGCCGGCGCGCCCGGGATGAAGGCCTTGGCCGATGAGACAAAGGCCTTCGGCACGGCGGCGCTCACCGCGAAGGCCCCGGTCACCGATCTCCACGGCTCCCTCCAAGCGTTCGATGGCGTGCTCGCGGCGATGGGGATTCATATCGGGCCCGAGATCCGCGGCTTGGGCGACCTGGCGGCCGCGTCCGGAAAAACCGCGAGTCAACTCGGCCTACTCGCCACCGGGGGCCTCGCGCTCGGCGCAGGGATCGGCGGCTGGAAACTCGGGCGCCTGGCCGCGGAGTTTCTCGGGACCGATGTCGCGATCGGCAACGCGACGGCGAAGCTCCTCGGCTGGGGCGATGCGGTGGCGGAAGCCTCGGGCGCGAAGCAGGACACGATCAACAAAGCGATCGCCGACGGCGCCGACGCGATGATCTCCTATGCGGACGCCATCGTGTTCAACACGCAGACGTTCAAGCAGGCGCTCGCGGATGGCGCGCTCCCGTCGTACCGGCTCCACCTGGAAGCGATCGGCGTCGCCGCCGCGGCGCTCTCGGACGAAGAACAGGATCTCATCAAAGACGCGCTCGCGCTCGGCGAGAGCACCACCCAGATCGCGAAAGCGATGAACCTCAGCGAAGGCGCCGTCGGCCAGTACGCGGCGTCGCTGAAGACGCTGGCCACCGACCAGGCGGCCGCCGAAGCCGAGGCGCAGAAGTTCAAAGCGGCGGTGACCGAACTGACCACCGCCGGGCAGTCGTACCAGACCACCCTCAATGCGATCGACGGCGAGACGGTCAACGCGATTCAGTACTACCTGCAGGCGGGCATCTCGCAGGCGGCGCTGGCCACCGCGTATGGCTTGACCGCTGAACAAATCCGCGGCGTCGTCGGCGCGCTCCAGGACGAGAAAGTCGCCATCGATGCCGCTGCGGCCGCCGACACCGCCCGCGCGGCCGCTCGGGCGGCGGCGGACGCCAAGATCCAGGAAGAGCGCGCCGCCATCCAGCCGAACGACAAGTACGGCACCAAGATCAAATACGGCCAGTCGCCCTCGGACGCGTTCGCCGGCCTCGCCCCGATCGCCGGCGGCGGGATGACCGATGCGAGCGGGAAGGCGATCACCTCGATTACCCAAGACATCGCCCCGGCCGCGCCGCCGTCGTACGTCGGGCCCGGGAAGAGCAGCGGCGGCGGGACGATCACGGTGACGATCAACGCGGCCGGCCTCACGCCAGCAGAACTCACGCGCCAGATTGAAGCGGAACTCGTCAAGAGCGCGAAGCTGAAGCGCCTGGTCTCGGGGACGTAGATGGGCACCTACATCCTGCGGGTCGAGAGTGTCTTCGGCGCGACGACGGGGGTGTGGACGACGTCACCCGCCGGCGCGACCGACGACGCGGCTTTGGCCGCCGCGGTGCGACTCGCCGGCAGCCCGTACATCTTTGACGACGAACTGGCCGGCGCGAGCGACGCACAGATTCGCTTTCTCACCAAGTACTACCTGGACGGGGCCGGCGCACCGACCGAGATCGGCGGGCTCCCGGCTGGCTTCCGGATCCTCACCGCGGTCGCGCAGGTGGCGACGAGTAGCATCGGGGGCGCCGAGGGCAGCGGCTACTTGCAATTCCTCGAATCCCAGGAATCCCCCGCCTTCCCCTCCGGGGGTGGCGGCACGTTCACGTTTGCGTACCCGGGCGCGATGCCGTCCGCGACGGATCTCTATAACAACGGCGTCGGCATTCACCACGTCACAACGGAGGCGCATGGCGGCGTGATTTTTGACGGGTTGCTCATCGCGGGCACGTACGGCCTCCAAAACTGGTGGTACAGCGAGAGCCTCGACGACTGGCAATTCGGCGACGACCCGGGCGGCGACTATGCGCCCGACGATCATCCCTGGCCGTACATCAGCTCGATTGTCCCGGACCAAGGCCCGACGGCCGGCGGCACGGCGGTCACGATCACCGGCGGCGGCTTTTTCAATCCGGACGGCGAGCTCGGCGTCGAGTCCGTGATCTTCGATGGCGAATTCCCAGGGACCGACGTCGTCGTAATCGATCAACACACCCTGACCTGCGTCACGCCCGCGCACTGGAAGAGTACCAAGCACGTCGTCGTCAACCTGGACTTCGACGCATGAGCCTGCCGTCCGATCCGTTGACGTTCACGTGGACGACCGCGCCGGGCGCCGGGCTCATCGTGACGGGCGTGGCGCCGATCCGCCGGCAGAACGGCGCGATCAGTCTGAACGACACGCTCGGCCAGCCGAAGCAATGCGGTCTGACGGTCGGGAACGACGCCGATGCCGCGCGGCTCGGGATCACGGACATTCCGCCCCAGGTGGGCGCGAACGTCGACGTCGAGACCCTCGGCCGCCGGCTCCTCGTCGGGACGACGATCACCACCACGCAGATCCTTGAAGGGCGCGCGCACGCGCAAAAGCGCTGGGACGCGACCGTGCTCGGCTGGGCGTATGCGCTCAATCGCCTGATTCCGTTCGGCCAGTACACCGGCTCGGCCACCACCGTAGTCGCCGCGCTCGTGACGGACTCCGCACCCGGCTTCACCGTGGCGCACGTGCAAGCGGGACTCCCCGACGTCACGCTCGATCTCGACGGCTCGCTGACGTTCGGCGCCGTGCTCGATGAGATCTGTACGCAGATGGGCGGGGGCTTCCACTGGGTCGACGACGATCAGGATGTCCACCTCGGGCAGACGCCGGAAGTCGACGAGGTCCCCGACGCACTGAATAACACGTCGACGACGCTGCAATGGAATCCGGCGGTACGGTACACGTTGGACGTCTCCCAGGTGCGGACGCGCGTCTTCGTGCGGGGGACGGGCTGTTTCGCGACGTGGGACGATCTCACCGCCCAGGCGGCCATGGTCCTCATCATGGGCGGAGACGGCGTGATCGAAGCGCCCGTGATCAGCCGGCCGGAGTTGACGACGGAAGCGGCGTGTCTGCTGTACGCCCAGGCGGTGACCGCGGTGTACGGCGGCCCGATCGGCGAGCTCGCCTACGACACGCGCGACCCCAAAACCGGCGCCGGCAAAACCGTGCCCGTGAATATCACGACCGCCACGCCGCCGATCGTCGGGGACTTTCTGATTCAGACGGTGACCATCGATCGCATCGCGGTCAATGACGACACCTTTCCGGTCTTCCATGTGACGGCCTCGTCCGTGCGGGTGACCGTTGAGGATGTGTTTCGCCGATCGCAGCCGTCCGCCATCACGGGCAACGCGGGCACGGCGTCGCGGCTGCAGGCGGCGCGCACGATTCACGGCGTGCCCTTCGACGGCTCGGCGAACATCGACCTGTCCGAAACCACGTACGCGCAAACCGGCTTCCGGGTGTATTCATGATCCCGAACACGACCACGAAGACGCTCGAAATCAAACTCGCCGCGCCGAAGACGACGAACCATCTCGAATGGACCTTCGACGGCGTCGACTTGGACGCCGCCTTCAAGCTGTCGGCCCTCGTGTCGAACGACGGCGTCACGAACGACACCACCGCGGTCACCGTCTGTGCGGCGCCGGCCGCCGGCCACTCGCGCGATCCCAAACGGCTGACGGTCTACAACGCCGACACGGTCGACGCCGACGTGATCGTGCAACTGAATAACAACGGCACCATCCGCCGGCTCTGGCGCGAAACGCTCGCGCCGGGCAAGAGCCTCTTCTATGTTTCCTAGCGGCCGCCGCGGCTTCGTCATCGACACCCCGAGTGGCGGCGGGGTGTGGGGCACCATCACCGGGCTCCTGAGTGATCAAGTCGATCTCCAGGCGGCGCTCGACGCGAAGCTCGACGCGCCGTTGCTGTGGGGCGCCCTTGGCGGCACGCTCAGCGACCAACTCGATCTCCAAGCGGCGCTCGACGCGAAGCTCGATGCGCCGTTGCTCTGGGGCGACGTGGGCGGCACCCTCAGTGACCAAACCGATCTCCAGGCAGCACTCGATCTGAAACTCGAAGTCGGCAGCGGGTACTGGGCGCCGATCACCACGGGCGGCCCGAGCGCGCCCGAGCTCGTCTTCGATGGCCTCGGCGACGTCGTCGTCGCCTGGGTCGCGACGCCGTAACGAAAGCAGGATCAGCATGGCAGCTCGCATTGCGGATATTCATCTGGTGGGTACGCGGGCGGCGCAGCCGGCGCCGACGGTGGGCCTCGCCGGCAAACTCTATTGCGTCGACGACGAAGACTTCATCCTCGAGCGCTGCGCGGACGACGGCCTCAGCTGGGAGCAGTACTCCCCGGCGACGGTGGCGCCCTCGCTGCACGCGACCAGTCATGAAAACGGCGGCGGCGATGAAATCACCGTCGCGGGCTTGTCCGGCGTGCTCGCCGATCCCCAACCGCCGATCATCGGCGCGGGCGGATCGCAGGCCGTCGCCGGCAACGACGCGCGTTTGACGAACAGCCGAACGCCGACGGCGCATGCCGCGAGTCACGCGGATGGCGGCAGCGATCCGATCGACGTGACCGATCTCGACGGCTTCCCGAACGCCTCGCCGGCAGCCGCGTTTCTTCGCGAGGATGGCAGTTGGGCGGTCCCCCCGGGTGGCGGCGGCGCCGGGAGTGGCGATGTCGTCGGACCCGGGGTCGCCGTCGACGGCCACCTGGCGCTCTTCGATGGCACGACGGGGAAATTGATCAAGGACGGCGGCGCGCCGGGCGGGAGCGGACGATTGATCGGTCTGCAGCGCATCACCGCGACGGGCGCGTACACGTATACGCCGACGGCGGGCACCGGATCCATCGTGGTCGAACTCCAGGGCGGCGGCGGCGGGGCTGGGGGAGCGGCGACTGCGACCAGTAGCAACATCGTGATGGGTGGGGCCGGGGGCGGTGGCGCGTGGCTGCGGAAACGATTGACGGCCGCCTTCAGCGGAGCCACGGGCGTCGTGGGCGCGAAAGGGGCCGGTGGGGCCGCGGGCAATAACAACGGCGCGAACGGCGCGGATACGACGTTCATCACGACCGGGGCGGTGACGTACACGGCCGGCGGCGGGGTGGGCGGGACCGGCATGGCGAACGGGATCGTCGCTCCCGAGTCGCGGAATGTGAGCGGGGATGGCGGGGTGGCGACCACCGGCGACGACAACCAGAATGGTGGCGGGGGACTGGCGCCGATCGGTCTCAAAGCGACCACCATCATTCCCAGTACTGGCGGATCGAGTCGCTATGGGCAACCCTCGCGACCGGCCGTGGCTGTTGGAAGCAATTTGTCTCAAGCCGGGACCAACGGCACCGGCAAAGGAGCGGGCGGCAATGGCGCGGTCGCGAGCCAGATCGGGACCCAGCAAGCGGGCGGCACCGGTAGCGACGGCGTCGTGATCATCTGGGAATACAGCTAAGAACGGCGCCGCATTCTTCCTACTAGAAGAACGGCGGATCCGCAGCGGGCTCTAGGCTCGAAGACACATGATCCCGATCGCCGGCGCGGTCGTCCTGACGCCGCCGCCCTCGTTCGAACGCCGCGCCGCGTCCCTCATCCCGGCGCCGAATAACGTGCCGTATCTCGTGGCGATCGTCGTCATGATCGCGGTGGCCATCCTGGCCTTCGCCGCGATAGCCATCGCGCGGCCCGCGCAAGATCTCGTGGTCCTCGGCGGCATCGTCTTCACGGCGATCGCCCCGACGACCTTGGCGCTCCTCGCCTTCATGAAGGCCCAGGAAACGCATCTGTCCGTGAACTCGCGGCTCGATGCCTTCATTCAAAACGCCACGCTCGCCGCCCGGGTCCAGGGTCTGGCCGACGGGCGGGCGCAAGGCCACGCCGACGCGAACCTGCGGACGGACACCCTCGCCACCGCGGCGGCCACGGCGCTGGCGGCGGCCGCGGCGCCGATCGGGGAACCCTCGTGACGACGGATCTCTTCACGATCGCGCAGCGCTTCGTCGGCATCAAGGAAACCGCCGGCCTGACCTCGACGCCGCTGGTGCTGGCGATGCTCCGGCTCGACGCGTCGTGGGTCACCGACGACGTCACCTCCTGGTGCTCAGCGTTCCCGAACTTTATCTGCTGGCTCTGCGGCGCGCCGCGTTCGCGCTCGCTCGCCGCGCGGAGTTGGCTGCTGGTCGGCACGTCGATTCCGTTGACGGATGCGCGCGTGGGCAACGACGTCGTCGTGCTGTCGCGCGGCGCCGGCAAACAACCCGGGCCGGATGTGATCGCTGCGCCCGGCCACGTCGGCTTCTATGCCGGCCAGGACGCCACGCAGGTCTTCCTGCTCGGCGGGAACCAGGGCGACGCGGTCTCGATCGCGAAGTTTCCGAAAACTCGGATTCTCGGGATCCGGAGACTCGCATGAAAACGATCCTGGTCCTCCTCCTCGCGCTCTTCCTCGCGGCGCCGGCGCACGCGGAAGAACCGACGCCGTTTCGCTTGGCGACACACGAGGCGATCCCGAAACGGATCTCCGACGCCGCGCTCGCGATCAATCTCGGGCTCGATGCCTGGCACTCACTCATCAGGACGGACGCGCGGGCGCGCTGGGGGTTTGGGTGTCGCCTGGCGCTCGACTACGCCATTGTCGAACTGGCGAAACGCGCCATCCACCGCGAGCGGCCGAATCATCAGGATCATTTCTCGATGCCGTCCGGCCATACCGCCTTCGCGACCACGGCTGCGCACTCGGCGCTGTCGGCGTCGCTCGTGTTGACCGTCGCGTGGGGTCGACAAGCCGGCGGGATGCACTACGCGTCGGACGTCGCCCTCGGCGCCGGCATCGGGCTCTTGTCCAGACAGGTGTGTCCTGAGTGATTCCGATTCCCAAACATCTCAGACTCCGCCTGCAGACGCGCTCCATGAACCTCGAAGGCGATCTCCGAGGGACCATCGTCGGCAATGGCAAGTGGTGGGTGGATTTTCAGAGCCAACTCCGCGCGCTCGGCTTCACCGTCGAGCCAGTCACGCCGAGGCTCAAGGAAACCGAATGAAACGACTCCTGCTCGTCGTCAGTCTCACACTCGCGGTCGTCGCGCCGGCCTTCGCGCAGCAGAGCATCGTACAAATGGTGCGCGACCGTGGGGGTTGGGACTTCCGCACGAAAGCCGGCCTCTGCGCCTACAGCAACGCCGTCGTCGTCGCGTTGCACGCCGCCAACCCCGACTATGGGCAGCTCCTGAAATCCGAGGGACAGAATCACTGCGTCGATCCCCTGGGGCGGAACGTCGCGGTCGATGCGACGCTCTATCGGCCGACGGGCCAGGCGTTCGACTTTATCGGGAGTGCCGGCTTCGGCGATCCGCCGCCCGAGAACAAGGTCTGGTGGGGCACGGAAGATCCGGTCGGGAAGTACTCGGCGGCCGAATGGCTCGAGCCCAGCGCGGGCGTCGGAGGACCACCGCCCGTCGTGACGCCGCCGCCCGTGGTCGTCGTGCCGCCGCCGGTCAGTGCGCCGGTAAACGATCCGGTCCTACCCGTCGCGCTCGACATTCAGCGGCTGGCGAATGCGATCTATGCCTTCGACGTCGCGCATGACGCGGCTGACCGCCAGCGCACCGAGGCGCTCGCCGCGCAGCTCAAAGCGCACGACGAGGAGCCGAGCTGGGCGAAGAAGCTGATCGCGAGTCCCTACTTTCAGATCGTGGTGACCGCGGTCGGCACGTGGTTGACCACGCAACAGGTGATGAAATGAACATCAAGGTTCTCCTCCTCGCGCTCGGGCTGTCCCTCGCGGCCTCCGAGATCGCGGCCGCGCAGGTCGTCCTCGTCCCGGCTGTCGCGAAAGTCGACTTCGCGTCGCCCGCGCACAGCGCCGTCATTCCCGTGGGGGAGGCGGGCGCCGGCGGACCCGTCGTCGTCAGCTATCAGGGCCTGGTGTTCGACGTCGGCTCGACCGGCGCCGCGCGCCTCATCGGCCCGGTCATTGCGAAAACGCTGGCGACGACCGGCACCCTCGGCCCGTTCCGCCTGACGTTCGCGCAGCTCGGGATCACGAACGTGCCCGCCTGCACCGTGGTCGCGCCGGCGACGTGTCCGCAATACTTTGTGGTGATCGCGGCGATTGGCCCGGGCGGCAGTGCGCTCTCGCTCGCCGCGGACTCCGATACTTTTTCGCTGGCGCCCCTGCAACCGACCAGCAAGCCTGCGGCGCCGTCGGCAATCAAGCTGGTGCCGTAGCCGGGGATCCCCCGCGACACGTGCGCATGACCGTCGGCGCCGTGGACGATCTGGTCGCGCAGTGGCAGCGGGCGAGGTGGACGGTGCGGGAAGTGACGGCGAACAACACGTACTGGTGGGCGGTGATGACATGCACCCGGTGAGGCCCGGGCGCAGCGCGGCGCCGCGATTATCGGGGCGCTGGCAGATCGGGCGAGGCGTCCCACAGGCGGTGGGTCAAGCGAAGGCCAGAGAGCGCCGCAAGCCGAGCGGCCGCGCGCGGAAGTATACCGAGGCCCAACTCCTCGAGGCGTGGATCGCGACACCGGCCCCGCGCACGATCGATCGGATGGCGACGGTGCTCGGGGAGCATCGACGCGCCCTCGAAAGTCACCTGGCCACACATCACCTCGGCGCCCAGCGGCTGCAGGCGTTACTGGAACACAACCAAAGGCACCCATGAACCCCAGAGTCCTCGCGCTCGTCGTCGTGCTCCTGCTCGCGGCGCCGCTCCTCGCCCAACAATTCGACCCCGCGCCGGCGAACGTGATCATCGACCAGCTCACGGCGGACCTGGCGCGGCTGAAGGCCGAGGTCAACAAGACCACACCTGGCGGCGTGGTCATTCGCGTGCCGGCTGGCGCCGATCTCCAGGCGGCGCTCGACCTGGCGCAGCCGGGACAAACGATCCTGCTGGCGCCGGCGACGTTCATCGGGAACTACACACTGCGGAAAAAGGCGAGCGCCGGCGTCATCACCATTCGCACTGACGGCCTCGACGACGCTGCGATCCCGCCGGGGGTGCGCGTGACGCCCGCGCTGTCGCCGCGCATGGCGAAGCTCGGGCCGAAAGAGGCCGCGGTGCAAACGCTGACAGCCGAGTTTGGGGCGGACGGCTACACGCTCATCGGGATCGAATTTCTACCCAACCTCGTCCTGCCGGATCGGCCGCTCGTGATGTTCGGGTGGAACGCGCCGACGCTGGCGGACCAACCGACACACATCACCTTCGATCGCGTCTACATGCACGGCTCGCCGGAGAAGGGCGGCCACACCGGCTGTAATTGTCATGGGGCGTTCATCACGCTGATCAACAGCTGGCTCTCGGACTTCTGGGAAGTGGGCCGCGATAGTCAGGCGTTCGGCGCGTACAACGGCGCGGGGCCGTATCTGATCGAGAACAACTACCTCGAAGCCAGCGGGGAGAACATCCTCTTCGGCGGCGCGGACCCGGCGATCCCTGGACTCATCACGTCCGATATCGTGATCCGGCGGAATCACTTCTTCAAGCCGCTGGCGTGGAAGACGAAGCTCGGCTCGGTGAAAAATCTCTTCGAGTTGAAGAACGCACAGCGGGTGCTCGTCGAGTTCAACGTGTTCGAGAACATCTGGGCGGATTCGCAATCGGGCAACGCGATCGTGTTCACGCCGCGCAATCAGTCGGGCGGCTGTCCCTGGTGCGTCGTGCAGGACGTGGTGTTCCAATACAACGTCCTGAAGCATGTGCAGACCTACGCCTTCAACGTGCTGGGCCTCGACAATAACCAGGTGACGACCACCTCGAGCGGGCGGATCACGATCCGGCACAACCTGATCGAAGCGGCGCGCGGCGTCCTGATGCAGGACAAGGTCGACGGGCTGACGTTTGACCACAACCTGCTTGTTGGCGTGACGGGCCAGATGTTCGCGCTCGGCGGCGGGCCGCTCAAGAACATCCGCGTGACGAACAACCTCATGCGGAGCGGGCTCTACGGGATCACCGGCGACGGGTCGACGGTCATCGGCCTGCCGACGCTGGTCGCGTGCTGCACGCCGTTTGTGTTTACGAACAATGTGATCGAGTTGACGGCGTCCGGCTTTGTTGCGTATCCACCGGGCAATTTCTTGCTGCCGTTCGCGACGCTCCTAAAGCGACTCAGTGCGGGCTTCGTGTTCACCGAGACCGTCGGCCAGGCGTCGACGGACGCGCCGATTGCGCTCGGCCCGGATCTCCCGAAGCTGCTGCAGGGACTGACGGGCGTCGCGCCGGCTCCGCTCGCCGACATTACCCCGTAGGCGCCAGCCGATTCGCCGGCGGGACCGCCGAGGCCATATGACGCACCAGGCGCGCCGCCTCGGCGACGGCGACCGAGACGAGCGGCGCGATCCAGATCGCCACCGGCAGATAGTACCGCGCCCAATCGAGCGGCAACCACCAGACCGTCATCGCAACGTGCGTCAGGAACAGCGTGGCCCAGGCGACCCGGAGCGGGTTCTTGCGCAGCAGGACGAGGAGTCCAGCCGCTAGGAGCGGCACGAGGACCCATTCGAGCGGCTCGGACCGACTGAAGGGGGGCGTGACGTGCGGCTGGACGATGCCGCGCCGCAGCACCAACTGCAGGGCCTCCGCGCGCGACTGCACGACGCTCGCGGCCAGGTTCGGATCGTGCTGCTGCTGGAGCTTGCGCGCGTTCCAGGTAGAGATGATCGCCCGCGTGCGCGCGATCGGCGCCGGGTAGAGGTACGGATTCACCGCCACAAAGAGGATCAAGGGCATCGCCGCGACGGCGACCGCACGCGCGATCCGCTGGCGCGTCGAGTACCACCAGACGATGAGGACGGCGGCCGCCACGATCGGCGCGGCATTGAATTTGATGGCGCACGCCAGCCCGCCCGCGAGACCCGCCCCGATGAGCGTCGCCCAGCGCGGACGGCGCGCGTACGCACAGCCCAGCACGGCCCCGAGCAACACGCAGGCGAGCTCCGGCACATCCGTGTAGACGTGCGTCGCGTGGAAGCGAAAGACCGGCAGCGCGAACAGGACCAGCGGCGCGAGCACCGCGGCCAGATGCTCCACCAGCGCAAAGGCGAGCAGGTACGAGAGCCAGAGCACGGCCGCGGCGGTCAAGACCACGCCGAGGCGCACGGGCGTCACGACGGCCAGCGGCGGCAAGGTCCCGGCCGCGAGGTTCTGCGCAGCGGACCGCGGAAACGCCCACCGATACGCGACGGGGTCGCCGTGGCCCGTCAGCGCGAGCACCGCGCCAAAGTAGAACTTGGCCACGGGCGGGTTCTGATTGCCCCAATCGCCGAGGTGGAGCCGATCGTAGGCCTGCTCCCAGTCGGACACCGGGGCCTGGCGCCGCACGAGATCGAACGTCACCGCGCCGCTGCTGATCCAGCCGGGCTCATCGATCGTAACCGGGGCCTGCTGGCGCACGTCGCGCACCAGCAGCCCGGCGAGGACCAGGACGACGACCGCCGCGATCGTGTGCGTGCGGCCGGCCGTCCACTCAGCCATCAGCGGTCCCCCTTCCGGAGCGCGCGATCGAGGTTCTTGACGTAGGGCCCGGCCGCGGTCACGCCCATCATGGATGACAGTTCAGCTTCCACTATCGCGACGTCGGCGGCGCCGCGCGCGTTCCAGACCTGACGGAGGGCCTCGACCATCGCGTCCGTGTGGTCCTCGTCGTTCAAGACGGCGTTCAGCATCTCGACGTGTCGGACGATCTGATCGAAGTCAGGGGGCTCAGCCATCAGCGGTCCACAGTCCGGAGCGCGCGATCGAGCATCTCCGCGAGCGCGCGCGCCTGGGGGAACAGTGCGATGTTGCTCCGCGCGACGTCGAGCTGGGCTCGGTCCGCGGCGCCGCGGGCATTCCAGATCAGACGGAGCTGCTCGGCGATTGGCGGCTCGGGGTGCCGGCCAGCGCCCTCGATCGCCATTTGCACACTGAACACGATCTGTCGCGCGATCTGATCGAAGTCGGGCTCAGACGTCCGGGCGACCCCTGCGTAGGGTGGGCGCTCTTCGCTCATGCACCAGTCCCGTCGTCGATGGTGGCGAGCAGCCGAGGCGCCCGGAGGCCCTTGAGTCGGACGCGCTTCTTGGCGCCGTTCATTTTGTGGGGCTTGCACAGCAGGCAGCCCGCCCGCGCGTTCTTCGGTCGTCGGCGTTTGTGATGGGCCATACCTTTATTCACTCTTAGGCCGCCCGGCGTCGCCGCTTCGGCGCCGACGTTTCGATTCGAACTTGCACGCCGAGTCGGCTGAGATACACGACGAGCGCATCGATACTGAAGCGTTCTAGTCGGCCGCGGAGCAGGTCGTTCACGCGAGGCTGCGCGATCCCGAGCGCGCGCGCGGCCGCTTTTTGCGTCAGTTTCCGCGCCTCAATTTCCCGCTCGAGCGCGAGCGCCAGGCCGGATTGAATGGACAAGCGCTCGGCCTCGCCGTGTTCGAACAAATCAAAAAACACACTGCCGGTCGTCTCGATGTCGACGTGTCGACGCTTCGCCATCACCCCCGCCTTTCTTTGAGTAGCGCGCGATACCGCTGCTGGCCGAGCGCCAGGTCGCGCGGCGCCGTCTTCCGAGTCTTCTTCTGGAAGACGTGCAGCACGTAGACCGCCTCGGGAAACGTCGCCACGTAGAACACGCGCCACTCGCCCTTGACATGGACCCGAATCTCGCGTGCGCCGGGACCGATGGTCGGCATCGGCTTCCAATCGATCGGGTCCGCGCCGCGTTGGACCCGTTCCAATTCCCGACCCGCCGCCGTCTGCACGTCGGACGGGCCCGTCACGAGGTCGCGCTTCGCACTGCCGACCCACGTGATTGGTTTCACTAGAGAGAAGTATATCCGGTCGGATATACTCCTGCAAGACAATCCCGCAGGCGTGGCACTGATTCCGCGCGAGGGTGTGCAGCCTTGTCGGTCGTTAGAGCCGCCAGACGAGGACGAGCACGATCAGTGCGAGGCCGATCTGCAGCGCGAGCAGCCATTTCAGGACCGTCATGGTCAGCCCTTGGCCTTCTTCTTCGCCCGGGCCTTCGTGGTCCGGGCCGCCAGCGCCCGCATCTCCTCTAGGACGAACGCGTCCGGCTGCCGGACCCCCTGCTCCCAGGTCTCCACGGTGCGGCCGGAGCGGTGCCACCGAGCCCCAAAGGTCGCCGTGTTCTCCCCCAGGCGGGCGCGGAGGGTCCGGACAAAGGCCGCCGACTCGGTCATCGTCATCGAGCGCCGAGCGTACGACATTGCGGTAGGGCCTGTCAATGCCCCTCCTTGACATACATACTGCAATGCAGTATCCTCCCTTACATGGAAGTCATGAAACGCGTCGTCGTCGACCCGAGCCCGGCGGCCTGGATTGCTCGGCTCACCGATAGCAAACCGCCGTCCCCGCCGATCCCGGCCCTCCGCACCATCTGTGCGTGGTGCCAGCCGATCGCGGAGCGGACCAACCCGGCGAACCGGGGCGTCAGTCATGGGATCTGCGCGGCGTGCCAGCAGAAGGCCGAAGCCGAGATAGACGCCTCAGCAGCTCGGAAGGCGGCCTGACCATGTACCTCCTCAAGATCACCTACCCGGACGGCCACGTGCAGACCCTGACGTTCACGTCGGCGTTCAGTCGATCGCTGTTGGTCATTGCCATGGGCCAGCACCCGGTGACATTGACGCTGGAGGATCCGTCATGATCGTCAAAATCATCCCGAACGATAAGAACAACCCGGTCGGCAAGCTCGCCGATGCGGAACTGCAGTTCACCGACGGCCCGCTCGACGGGCTCAAGTTGATTGGCTTCGCGATTTGGGAACGCCGCGGCGGCGGCCGCAACGTCACCTTCCCGGCGCGTCAGTACACCGTGAACGGGGAGCGTCGGAGCTTCGCGATCCTGCGGCCGATCGTCGACGTGACCGCGCAAGAGTCCGTCCGGGATCTGATTCTGGCGGCGTACGCGGACTACGAAACGCAGGACAAGGCATGAGGATCTCGCCCCTCTCGCCCTTCCGCCGCTGCACACGATCAGCCGGGCATGCCGGGAAGCATCGTTGGGTGCTCGTGACGAGCGCGCGACAACCCGTCGCCGATCCACATCTCACGCCGTCGGTTCCGCCGTGCATTCAAAGTCTCATCGATCGGCGGGAGGCGGAGTTGTGCGCGGGTCTGTTACGACACGGGAAGTTACCGAAAGGGCAATCATGAGCTGGGACAACGACCGCGACCACCACGACGATCGCGGCGCCGAGGCGACCTGCACCGACTGCGGCCGAGCCTTCGTGAACGGCCCGGATGCGACCGGCGCGCTTTGTGACGACTGCTGCGACCTCCGCGACGCGCATGCCTCCGCGCTGGAGCTGCGCATGGTGAAGGCAGATCTCGTGGCTAGGTCAAATAGTCATATGCATTCTGACGCGGTCATCGACGTCGCCCTGGTGCCGATCCGTCAACCGGCAGGCTACCTCCCGTGGCTCGACAGCTTGCGCGCGAATGCGCATTGGGGATCGGATGCGCTCGCCCGGGCGTGGTACGTGTCGCCGACTTTGTACATTCAACACTTGATCACCGTGGCGCCGGATTTGTGGACGACGCTGCAGGCGATTGCCGCGAGGCAGGCCGCATGAAGAAGAAGCCGGCGGCTCGGGCGTCTCGCACCATCACGTACGCCGAGTGGAAGGCGGAAGGGGAGCGTCGCTTCGGGCCGGACATGCTCACGTGGCGCTTCATCTGTCCGGGCTGCGGCAACGTGCAATCCGCGGAGGACTTCCGGCCGTTCAAGGATCACGGCGCGACGACCAACAGCGTATACGGGCAATGCCTCGGACGGTTCCTGCCGCGCAAGCAGACCCGCTCCTGGATGAACGACAAGCCGCGGCCGGGCGTGCGCTGCGACTACGCGGCTTTCGGGCTGTTCAACATTTGCACGACGCACGTCCAGCCGCCGAGCGACGTGCCCGCTGATCAAGGTGGCCCCAAGCTAATCTCCGTCTTCGAGTTCGCAGAGCCCATGTCGACAACCGCAGAGGGACACTGATGGAAACATTCACCCGGACGATAGCCGTCAACTTCGCCACGTTCTCCAGCGACCCGCCGATCCTACGGCACGTCGACATCCGGATCGACGTGGACGTCGATGGCCTCGCCGACGACTTAGGGAACAAAGCGGCCCGCTCGAAATCGGGACAATCCGTCGAAGCCGGGGGCAAGGTCCGCGTCCGCGTGATCGCGAAAGCGGAGGGACGCTGATGGCGGAGACCGACCGCGTGCGGCGGTTTCTCGTGACGGCGCCCGACGAGCAACTCGTCACGTTCCATCTCCTCGTGGCCATGACGCTGAACGGGATCGAACGCCGCGAGCAGACGGTGATCTACACCTGCCTGGCGGAGCATGCCGCTTTCGCCTTCCTCTCCGCGGAGCAGGCCGACGTCACGCTGCAGGAACTCGAGATCGAGAACGGGGAGGAAGTCTATCCGGTGCGTCGGTTGGGAACGCATGGCCTGACGTGGGTGCGGCCGTCGGCACGCGAGAAAAAGAAACGGAAACGGCGCTCGTGATCGACACCGCCCGCCTGCCGTTTCCGAAAGGCTCCACCAAACTCGATCGCGCGATCGCGAGTAAAGCCGCGCGGCTCCTGGATGCGAAGTTATTACGGCAGTGGGCCGCGGCCGTCAAAGATCGCGATCACTGGAAGGACATGAAGACGGGGAAGCGGGTGTTCAGCACGCGCGCCCTCGATCCGGATCGCGCCGAAGCCCATCACATCGAACCCAAAGAGAACCAGGCCGTCAGATACGACGTCCGGAATGGCCTGACCCTCAGTCTCGACACCCACCTCGCCGTGGAGTTGAACCGCTATCGGATCGAAGGGACCGTGTTCTTCGTCGGGCCGGACGGGCAGACGTACATCGACGGCACGTTCCCGGTCGTGTTTGTCCGACTCTAGCCGTGTGTGGCCGACTCGCGCTGACTACCGCTTGTCGGTACTGAGCGGCAGCACCGCGCCGTCCGTGAACAGCACGTCGGCCTGGCGCACCGCGATCGAGAAGCCGTGCTTGTCGACGCAGTTGTAGACCGGACTCGCGCCCGGGAGATCGCCGATGTTCAGGATGCGCACCGGGATCCCGTTCACCTCGCCGTGCAACGCGGGCGTGAACGACGCGCCCCAGGCGACGCCGCGGCTCGCGGGCGCCATGTCGGACTGCTCGAGCTTGATCTTGTATTCGCGGAGCGACTTCATCAGGACGTTCCTCCAGAATCTGTACGGCGGAATGCAGTACATGAGCCGGGAGTCTACTCCGATCGGGAACCAGACGGGAGTGGCGCGTGGCGAAAGGTGACGAAGACCGACGTTTGGTGACGAGAGGATCGTCGTCCATCGGTCCGTCGTACACGAGGGAACGTGATGGTGGACGGCACGAGGCTCGAACTCGTGACCTCGGCGTTGCGAACGCCGCCTGAATCCCTGCGTACACTCAATGTTTACGCGGTCTTTCGCCTCGACCGGGAGCGCTTCGGGAGTGCGCGAATAGCCCGGCTCTGAGCCGCCCGGTCGGCTTCGGCGTAGATCCCGAGCAGGACGTCCGGGCTCTTCCAGTTCCCCTGGCGCTGGACGGCGGGGATCGGCGCCCGCTGCTCGACGACCAGGCGCGTCGCCCCGGTCTTCCGCGTGGCCCAGTGGAACGTGATGCCGCCGGTTTTCTTCCCGTACCGGACATGCGCCTTGCGGCAGAGTTTCATCAAGACACGGCGGATGCGGGCGCGCCGGTCGCGCGCCGTCTTTGATCCGCGGTAGCGCTGGAAGTAGTAGGGCCCGGCGGGCTTCAGCGCGTCGAGCGCCAGGACAACGCGTCGAGTCAGCGCGATCTCATACGGCTCGCCGCTCTTCGGGTCGGCGATATACAACCAGTGGCCATGGCGGTCCTCACGGCGCACGTCGAGGATGTCGCCCTGGCGCACCAGCCCGTAGATCCCGAGCAGCAGCAGGGCCGTCTCGACCGGATCCGCATGCAGGAGGAGTCGCCGTTCTTCGGCCACGGTGAGCAGCCGGCGCTTCGGCGGAATCACATGCAGGCGCTTCATGCCGACAAGGGGCGAGCTCTCGAGATATTTCGGGACGGCGTCGCGCAGCATCCCCTTCAAGAGATCGACTTCGCGGTTCACCGTGCGCGCGCTCACGCCGGCGTCGCGGCGGATCGTCATGTACGTGCGCACCCGGTCCTGATCGATCGCTTGCAGCAGATCGCCGCCGAGCATTTTCACGAGCGGCTTGAGGAGTCCGCGCTCGCGTTCGGGATCGCGCCGATGGGCGAGCACGTCGACGCTGTAGGTCGTCGCGTATTTCGTGAACCGGATCGTCGGCTGCGCCGTCGGCAGCCGGTGCACGCGGGCGGCGATCTGATTCATGCGCTGGTGATAGCGATCGGTGGCCAGGGCGCGACTGTCGTGGCGCTGGGCGGTCGTCGTGCCGATTTTGATCGCGGTCTTTTCTTTCCGCTGACCCGGTGGCGCGGTCTCGAGCCACAGCCACCACCAGGGCGAATCGGGCCGCGTGAAGATCCCCATGTGGCGTCAGCGTACGAGCAAGCCGAACACGAACCCTAGCAGCGCGGCGAGTCCCGCCAGGATCAGGATCGCCGGGATCGCGGCCAGGGCCCACTTGACCATGAACCCGACCATCGATCCGAAGGGCATGTCGATGTCGACGACCGTGACACGCGCGATCGGCGCCGTGGACAGATCCGGATCCGGCGCGATCGGCAGACTCCGCGGCGGCTCCACGAGGGCGATCGCGACGGGCGGGAGCAGCTCGCGGCCGCAGTGCTCGCAGACCCGCGACGTGTCCTGGATCTCTTTTCCGCAGAAGCGGCATTTCCTCATAGCTGTTCTTTACTCGTCGTCGCGGCCGCCGCCAGGAGGAGACACCGCCGCGGGTAACAGCGCCGTCGATCGAGATCGCAGGTACACGCCGACCAAAACGGAAAGTGATCGCTGAGCAGGAGCACTAAAGTCTCCCTGTCGATTTGCGCCCCCTTTTTTCAGCCGCCTCGCTCGGCGCCTCATCACGCGCGGCCTGGCGCGTGGACGCGCGGCGGCGCTCTGTGAACGGCGTCCCGATGCGTCGCTCGACGTCGGCAAACGTCAGGTTGAGCGCGGCGAGCAAACGCCACACGGTGCCGAACTCACTGGTGTAGGGTTCATGTTCCACCTTGCTCACGGTGGACTTGTTGATGGGGAGCGTCCCGGTGCCGAATTGAAAGTAAGCCGCTTCGGTCCCGAGTTTTGTCTGACTCCAGCGCCGCGCGATCCGCGTCTTACGAATCACGTCGCCGATCGTGAACTCGTGCACGGGCCAGTTATACAGGCCTTCCGACGCCGAGTAACCGCTTGTGGCGTCTGGCCTTAGCATTTTCCTTCGTACCGCGTAAAGTTACGCTTGACGTACCTCGGAGATGGGGCGTAAGCTTCCGCTCATATGCGGAAGTCAACGCCTCTGCGAAACTTGCGCCGGGCGCGCACCCTCAGCCAGGCGGACCTCGCGCGTCACGTCGGGATCGGCCAGCAGTACCTCAGCAAGATTGAAAAAGGGCTCCTCGTGCCGAGCCTCGACGTCCAGGATCTGATCGCGACGGTGCTTGGCACGTCCCGCAAAGAGTTGTTTCCCATCAAGCGGTCGAGTAAGCCGCGCGCGGAAAAGTCGGCGGCGTGATGACGCGCGAGCCGTACCTCACGCCAGCGGAGCTGATCGCGTATCTGGGACTCGGCTCGCAGTCCGCACTCTACCGATTGATCCGGGAACACCGCCTCCCGTTCCGTCGCATCGGCCGGCGGTACCGGTTTGATCGGGACGACGTGGATGCCTGGGCGTGTGGCTATGACTCCGTGCTCGAGCGCGCGCGCGCGGAACGACGGCTGAAAGCGACGGGATAGACGAGCTGCGAGCGGCGTCCGTCTGGGTTACATCGGAGCCCAGAGCACGGGTTGGGAGCCCCGGACGTCGCTCCAGATTTTTCAGAAAGCAGGACCGGGGATGACCTTCGACGCCGGCACGTGGTTCTTCATCATCGTCAGTCTCGCGATGGTCGCGATCGGGCGCAAAGCCTGGCAGTGGAAAGCTGGCTGGGATTCCGCCGCGGTCATCACGAAAGGCCGACGCTAATGCCGGATGTGGCCTTGACCGAACGGGAGCAGCTCTACGCGGCCGTCAAGCACACGCTCGATCAGATTCAGGTGAATCCGGACGTGCGCTACTACTGCGGCTGGGGCACCCAAATCTTCTACCTGCTGATTCGCGCGGAAGCGGCGCATCTCGGGAAGCCGCTCGACGAAATCGAAACCGCGCGGCGACAGGATCGGCAGCCGTCGTATCGACGACGTGAACCGGAAGTCCTGCGCCTTCGGGAGAAGCTCGACGAACTGCGCAACCAACTGGATGGAGTCGCATGAGGAACCGGCCCGATCCGCTTCGGGTGACCTTGTCGCAGCTCGCGCAAGCGATGCGCTGGCCGATCGGCACGGCGGTGACGCTCACCAAAGACGACGGGACCCAGGTCGCGACCGTGACGCGCAGTCAGCCGTGGAAGCTCGGCGACACGTGGGTGATTTTGCTCGACGGGATTTCGGGCGGCTATGCGCTCGCGCGCGTCGTCGCCCGGGCGGAGGAGGTCGTATGAACTTGTCTGACGCGATTCGCTTAGGGGCGATGATCCGGCCGCAGGCGTTCGGGGACTTGTTCCTCGATCACGAGAGTTGTGCGATGGGCGCGGCCTACGAAGCGGCGGGCCTCATGGACGAGCACACCGAGCGCCGGCTCGAGCTCGTCCCCCTCCAACGCTGGGACGACCTCACGCGCGCGACATTTCCGATTCTCAAGACAAAGGGCGTCGGGTGTCCGATGTGCGGCCATGACGACGGACTCGGGCTCGCGTTCGTGATCTCGCATCTCAACGACCGCCATCGCTGGACGCGCGAGCAGATCGCGGATTGGGTCGAGACCGTCGAACCTCGCGAAGTCCCCGCGGCCGTCGATGCGCTCGATTCCAGCGCGGTGGAGGTCTCATGACATTATCCGAGGCGATTCGATTGGGCGCGATGTGGAAGCCGCAAAAGTTCGGGGGACCCAACCACCAACTGAAAGATGAGACGCACACCTGCGCGCTCGCCGCCGCGGCCGAGGCCGTCGGGCAACACATGCTCTCCGTCTATGAGCCGCATTGGTTGTGGCCGTGGTCCACCGTGATTCCGAAGAACCGGTACGTTCGACCATGTCCGGCTTGCGGCTATGCGTGGCTCGAAGGGTCGACCTGCGCGATCGCCGTCATTCATGTCATCGCGCACCTCAACGACAGACATCACTGGACGCGCGAAGCGATCGCCGACTGGGTCGAGACCGTCGAGCCTCGCGAAGTCCAGGTGTCCGTCGATGCGCTCGAACCCAGCGCGATGGAGGTCTCATGAACGCGCACGCGATCTACCTCACCCAAACGCCGGGCCGCTGTCGCTGGTGCCGCTGCACGGAATTCGAACCCTGCGCGAACGGCTGCGGCTGGGCGAACCGGGAAGGGACGCTCTGCACGGAATGTGTCCCGCTCGATCGCGCGATGAAAAACATCCCCGGCCGGCGCGAGCTCGCGGAGTTCCTCCAGGAGCACGAGTTCGAGCGGGTCCGGCCCGGTCGATTAAGGAAAACGGGGTAGCAGGAAGGGAGGGTATCCATTTGAACGGGTGAACCCAGGAGCGATTCAACGAAAGGCTTAGGAACGATTCGACAGAGGGTGAGACCGCGGCGAGCTGCCACGCCACCGCGGCCTCTGAGCGCAGGGATAGAAGAACTCGGACTGGGGAGTCACGAGCCATGCGTATTTTAGCAGAGCCATACGTCCCGGCGGACGCCTGCACCGTGGGCGACGTCGCCCGCGCGTTGGACCTGACCGACGAAGGGGTGCGACACCTCGTGCGGGATGCGCAGTTGCCGTGTACGCGGACGCCGGCCGGCTGGCGACTCTTTCGAAAGGGCGACGTGTTGTGGCTGGCGAATCGGCGCGCGGAAGCCCGGCTGCGCGGCGCGTCACGCTTACGGCCAAAAAAGCAGGGGCTGCGAGGGGGGCCGCACCAGATGTCGTTGTTCGGTGATGGGTTACGGCCGTTTGTGAGGCGTCAGACGGGTGGTCAGATTGCTTGAGAAAGGTCAAGTAGATCGCGCGCGATCACTGAGGAAAATTCAGACGTCTGATAACGGATCTATGGATAACTCGGAGGTGATCAATGGACGCCGATGAGGTAACCGCGCGGCTCGAACAGGCCGCGGCCGAAGGGCCGACGATTCTCCCCAACGGCAAATTCATCTTCACGCCGGTCGGCATCTGCCGCGCGTGCGGCTGCTCGGACGAGCAGGGGTGTCCGGGCGGCTGCATCTGGGCCGAACCGAATCTCTGTTCGCGGTGCGCGCTCGGTCGCCCGTTGCCGCGACGGCGGCGCGCGTGACCTTTTCAACCCGCGGCGGCGGGGCGCAACACATTCCGGGGAGAGCTGCTCCGGCTGGGGAGTCGGACCACCATCGTACCGGGGCGAACCGTCGCCGCACATATCGAATATGTCGAAAGCGCATTTTCAAAATGCAGTTTCAGCGTGACTGGTCCGGATCGGGCGGCGGCGGCTGGGAACCACGCTGGCCCCGGCGTGAGGCGACCGTTGCCCGATCCCACCACCGGTGACTGATGGCTGACCCTCTTGACGACCCACGCGCCCAGATGCGGCAGATGATCGCCGACGCCCGGCAGGCGTTTGCCCGCGACGTCGACGACGTGCTGCACGAGATCCAGGTCATGCGCACCGCGCTCGATCGGGCCATTGGCGAAGTCAGTCCGGACCAGGCGCTGCACGCGTTGCGGCAGATGGTGCTCCAGAAGTTTGACGAGCGCCTGCCGATGCGACCGGCGGCGGACCCCGTCCTGCGGCAACTCCTCCGCGAAGCGTACGAAGTGATCGGGGACATCAAGGCCCACCGGACCTCTCGGATCGATCTGCGGGACTGGCTGAAGACGGCGGAACCGTTCGTGAGGTAACGAATGGACCCGGTAACAACCGTCTCCGTCGAACCGCTCCGCTACGGCTTGATCGCCGTGATCGTCAGTGACGAACACGATCGGCCTCCGTACGTCCCGCCACCGGTGAAGGACCATAACCATCACGATCGCTGCGGGTGCGATCGATGCGTCATCACGCGACAAGCCCGAGGCGGACGATGAGCGCACGTCAGGGCGGCATGTTCGATGACCCCTGCGGCGGCACGGGCATTCTCAGTGTCGACATCGGCGGCCGGTGCGTGGCCGCGCGGTGTTTGTGCGCGAAGGGCCAGCTGCGCACCTCGCCCGCGATCCCGCTCGTCTCCGAGTTGCCCGGCGTCTTCACCGAATGGCTGCAGGATCTCTATCCGGCCGGCATCCCGGACATTCTCACGGCTGATGACGTCGTGTCCGTGCCCGGCGTCGGCCGCGTGCGGAAGAATCGGCGGCGGCACATTCAGGAGGCGTACGCCGACGGCGTGCGCGACGGGAAGCGCGGCGCGGCATGAGCTGGTACCGGATCGGTGAACCGGGCGCCGACACGATCGCGCATCTGAACTTCGGCCGAAAGCCCGGCGCCGCGCTCTGTGTCGCCCCGCGGTTCGAGAAGGACAATCCGCAGTGGGGCAATCGCTGCGGCCGCATGTCGGTCGCCCTCTGCGATCATCCAGCCGGCCAGGACCTCGCCGGCAAACCGCTGACGTGTGACGCCCCGATGTGCGAACTGCACCGGACGAAAGCCCGCGGCCTCGGCGCCGACGTCGACCATTGTCCGCGGCATGCGAAGGCTGAACCCGCAGGATCGCGCGCATGAGACTGCTCGTGACCGCCGTTGGCGTGTGGCTGGGCTTCATGGCGATCATCGGCGGCTGGTGTTGGGTGTTCAGCCGTCGACGGCGCCGACGATCGAATGTCTCTGACTCCCCGGTCTCCCCGCGTTGGTTGAATGAGAACGTGTACCGAAAGGACGGAGACCGCCCGTGAGAACCGACCCGGACTGGTTTCTTCGCCTACAAAAAGAAGCGCGCCAGGCGCGGAAGGAATACTCGCAGTACGTCATCGTGCGCGTCGACGATCTCGAACAGTGTGTCGGGCAGGCGGATTCGGGCCGCGGCGGCACGGCGTTGGTCGGGCGCGATGCGAGCGGGGAGATCGCGATCGACTATCAGCGGTTGCTGAAATGCGTGTTCCTCACCGACGACGAGGCACGGCACTTCGCGACCACGATCTTGAACTGCGTCCAGCGGGCAGACTGATGGCGCCCTACGTCGAGCACGTGCATTGCTCGCGCTGCGGCAAGCGCTGCTCGGGTGTCGATCCGGAGCTCGGGCTCGTTGTGCGCGCGTGGGTCGAGTGTCCAGAATGTCTCGAACAACCGCAGGCGGAGGCGTGGTTGGGATTGACGGGTCGCGGACATCAACGAGATTAATCGGCGTCTCTCGGCGGGTCTGGAATACGGGTCCGGCGCGGAGGACCTGGAGGCCCGTAAAGCCGTGGGCGAGTTGCAGTGGAAACTCGTCGCGCTCGGGCAGCAAATCGAGCAACGCGTGCGGGCCGCCGCGGCGGTGCGCGCGAAAGGATCGTCGTGATGCACGCGGACGAAGCACAGAGATCGAGGCACCGGCGACCCGCCGGAGAGGTGGGTGGAATGCCAGCCGTCCGCGCTCACCCGATTGAGGACGTCGACGATGACCCGGATGATCCAGGCGACGACGATCTCGACGACGGGTCCGAGGAAGACGACCTCGACGACGACGGGACCGACGATCCGGAGGATGAAGGGTTTCTCGAGGACGCCGGGTAGGTAAATCGGATCTCCCCACACGCGGCTAAGGAGCCTAACCGCAACCGCGTGGGAGGAGATGTTCAGGAGGAGTGCCGAAGTGGAGCAGCCCCCACGTCCAGAATGCCGGAAGTCTACCGGCGGGTTCAAGCCCCTGTCAGTCAGGAATGTGACGGAGCGTGCAGCCGCATGAGCGCGGCCGCCGAGGACGCCGTGCGAGCCTGCCTCCACCCCAAAGTCAAAGGCTGCGCGCGGGCGCTGCTGAAGAAAATCGCGGAGCTGATCCCGGAAGGGGAGACGATGACGCCGCCGTTGGCAATTGACGACTTAGACATCGGCTACTACGACCAGGCGATCCGTCAGGCGCGCGACCTGCTGGCTGACGACGTCAAGGTCCTGCGAATTGTCGGCGGCGGGCGTGGTCGCCGCGCCTGCTACGAACTCCTCCTCCTGTCTGGGACCGGCGCCGATCTGGTGTTGCCGCTGCGTGCTGATCTCCAGCCGGTGCCGCGCGCGAGTGCACGGCCGATCGCGGATGGACCGTCGCTCTTCGATACACCCGAGACGCCCGTGAGCCCCGCGCCGGCCGATCTTAGGGCAAACAACATCGGTGACTTTCACCGACGTTGGTGGACAAAGGTCGGTGATTTTCACCGACGTTGGCGACAGGCGCTTTCCAACATCGGTGATTTTCACCGACGTTGGTGGACAAAGGTCGGTGACTTCGGTGATTTTCACCGACGTTGGGTCCGTTTTAGGGCAGATCACATCGGTGATTTTCACCGACGTTCGCACCCCCTAGACGTAGACCCGCGCGCGCGCGAGTACGTACACACTTCTAAAGAACTACACACACCCGCCGTGCCGCCGCTCGACGTCGTCCGACCGCCGCCGTGCCGATTGACCGGCACCGCGCACGCTTGGTGCGGACGCGTCTGTGTGCCGACGGGCCTGCATCAGGAGTGGCTCCGGAAAGGGCACGCGGCGTCCTGGCTGACAGCGTTCTACACCCGGACGTGCGCGGCGATCCCGACGGGTGAGCGCATCGTCGTTGACGATTACAAATTCTGGCGCGCGGCGATGAAGGCGGATCTCGTGCGCGCCGATGCCGCGGCCACGAGTGGGGAGGCGGCGTCGTACACCTGCCCTCACACCGATTCGCCGTGTGCACAACCGAACTGGCGCTGTCGACAGCGGACGGCGCTTGAGGCGGCGAAAGCGGAAGACCAGCGACGGCAGGGCACCGATGGCTGAACACCCGCTTCAGAAACTTGAACGCGAACTCCTGGGCACGCCGATGCGGGACCTCGACCTGTGTGGTCTGCACTGTCAGGTCAGCCGGATTGGATATGGCGATGAGGGGTTGCGGCTCACGTTGTCCGTCGGGATGCCCTACGAGTTCGAGACCGAGGTCAAGCTCTCCCGCGCGGATGCCATGTGGTTGCGCGACGCGCTGACCGCAGCGCTCGTGGACCCGCGGAATGAGAACATGCCGACAGGCAAGCAGGGCACTGATGGCTGATCACTCGGCGATCGAATGGACGGACGCCACATGGAACCCGGTCCGCGGCTGCGTGAAGGTCAGCCCCGGCTGCGCGCACTGTTACGCCGAGACGTTCGCGGAACGGTTTCGCGGCGTGAAGGGCCATCCCTACGAACAAGGCTTCGATCTCCGCCTGGTGCCCGAGCAGCTCGCGGCGCCGCTGTCGTGGAAGAAGCCCCGGCGGGTGTTCGTGAACTCGATGAGCGATCTCTTTCAGGATGGCGTACCGGATGAATACATCGATCGCGTGTTCGCCGTGATGGCGCTCGCGCCGCAGCATACGTTTCAGGTGCTCACGAAGCGGGCGGAGCGGATGCGCGCGTACCTGGCGAGTGATAACCGCGCTGGGTTCATAGCCGGTGCCCAGACCCATCCGCCGATCGGCCTGGCTGAATTCGAAATCAGGTTCCCGGTGTGGCCGTTGCCGAATGTCTGGCTCGGGGTCAGCGTCGAGAACCAGCACTTCGCGAACGAACGGATCCCGTTGCTGCTGCAGACGCCGGCCGCGGTGCGGTTCATCAGCGCGGAGCCGTTACTCGGCCCGCTGGAACTCGCATGGGAAGGCTACGGGCCGTACGAGTACGGCTATCTGCGTGAGGGCCTCGATTGGGTGATCGTCGGCGGGGAAAGCGGGCACGGCGCCCGGCCGTTCGCGCATGACTGGTGTCGCGCGATCATCGCGCAGTGTAAGGCGACCGGCGTGGCGTGCTTCGTCAAGCAGCTCGGGTCCCACCACTACCCGATCTACATCACCGACAAGGACGGCGTGTTTCTCGGGGGCACGACGGATCTGAGCGGGCGGCGCCGTAAGGGCGGGGACCTCACCGAGTGGCCCGCAGATCTCCGCGTGCGGGAATGGCCGGCGCGATGACGACGCGCACCCTCCTACGCATCGCGAAGGGCTTGAGCCTCCCCCTCGAGGCGGTCACTCAAACGATTGCCATTCTGGCCAAACGCCGCGCCGGCAAGAGCTACACCATGCGCCGGCTCGTCGAGCAATTGTTCCGCGCGGGCCAGCAGGTTGTCATCGTCGACCCAAAGGGCGATCAGTGGGGCGTGCGCTCCGCGGCCGATGGCAAGGGGCCAGGCCTCGCCATTGTGATTCTCGGCGGCGAACGGGGCGATGTGCCGCTCGAGCCAAGCGGCGGCGAGGTCGTCGCGAAGCTGGTGGTCGAAGAACGAGTGAGCGTCCTGCTCGACGTGTCGCTCTTTCGCAAACACGAGGTCGCGACGTTCATGACCGCGTTCCTCGAGAACCTCTACCGGCTGAAGGCCCGCGAGATCTACCGGACGCCGATGATGCTGGTCATCGACGAGGCGGACGCCATCGCGCCCCAGAAGCCGCAGAAGGGCGAGGAGCGGATGCTCGGCGCTGCGGAAGACATCGTGCGCCGCGGCGGCCAGCGCGGGATTGGGTGCGTGTTAGTCACGCAGCGATCAGCCGTGCTCAACAAGAACGTCCTCACCCAGGCCCAGATGCTCGTGGCCTTGCGCACGATCGCGCCGCAGGACCTCGCGGCGATGAATGCGTGGATTGACGTCCACGGCACGCTCGAGCAGAAGAAGACGCTCATGGAATCGTTGCCCTCGCTGCCGATCGGGGACGCGTGGTTCTGGTCGCCGGGCTGGCCGACGACGGACGGCATCTTCAAGCGGGTGCACGTCCTGCCGATCGACACATTCGACTCCGGCGCCACGCCCAAGTCCGGCGAGAAGCACGTCGAGCCGAAGAAACCCGCCGACGTCGACCTCAAGGCCCTGCAGCGCCAGATGGCGGCCACGATCGAGAAGGCGAAAGCCGACGATCCACGCGAGCTCCGCAAGCAGCTCGCCGAGGTCAAGCGCGAGCTCGCGAAGAGAGAGGCCGTACTGGCGGAGGTCGACGTCCGGACCAAACGGATCGACGAGAAGCTGGCCAAGGTCGGCGCCACGAAGCGCGACGCGGCCCGCGCCGGGACAATCGCGAAACTCCAACAACAACTCGCGCGGCACCGGCGCGCGCTCGAGGCCGCCATGAAGATTCTCGTGAAGGTGAAGGCGATCGACTTTCCGGTGGAGACCGACGAGGACCGGAAGGCGCTCGAGCAGGCGGTCGCCGCGGCCGTCAAGCAGGTCACCGCCCCGATCGAGAGACGCGTGACGGCACTAGCCACACGCGTCGAAGGGTTCAAGCTCGCGGCGAAGCACGCCGAGACGGAGATCGTCGCGCTACTCGCCGAGACGATCGACCTGACCGTGCAGGTCCAGCGACGCGAGCCGTTCAAAGTCGAGAGTGACCGTCCACCGCGTCCACCGAAACCCATGCGCGAATCACGGGCGCGAGCCGACGGCAACGGCCAGCTGTCGACGATGCAGCGCGCGATGCTCATCGCCTTGGCGCAGCACCCAGACGGCCTCACGAAAGCGCAAATCCTCGTCCACACCGGCTATCGGTCGAGCGGCTCGACGTCGGCGGCGTTCGCGGACCTGGTGCGCGAGCAGTGGGTTACGGCGGCCGGCAATCGGCTCACGCTCACGTCCGCCGGCAGCAACACGCTTGGCGACTTCGACCCCTTACCTGTCGGCGACGCGCTCCGTGAGTGGCTCCTGGCCGGCGACAAGTTGAGCACGATGGAGAAGGCGCTACTGGCGAAGATCTGCGCGGCGTATCCCGAGGCCATCGCGAAGGGCCAGGTGATCGAGCAAGCGAAGTACGCCTCGAGCGGCTCGACGTCGGCGGCGTTCGCGAAGCTCGTGGCCTACAACTACGCGATTCCGCAGGGCAGTTCGATGCTCAAGGCGGCGGAGGAATTGTTCTCATGAAGAACGAATGGCCCCATCTCCTCGCGGATCTTCGAGCCAAGCGCGACGCCCTGACGCAGGCAATCGACGTGATCGAAAAGAACTTTGCGATCCCAGACGATGACGCGCCGGCCAGCTCGAACGGGCACGCGCCGCGGCGCCGCGCTTCGGCCACGCGCGGTCCGGCTAAAGCCGGACGTCGATCAACGAGAGCGCTGAAAACGGAACGAACGAACGAACGAACGGACGGACGGAGCAAAAGTCAGGCCGTCGCGGAGCCTCCCTGACGCCTCGGAGCCTCCCTAAGAAGGGTGGGGTTCATGATCAGGCGATTCTCGACATCCTCCGCGCGAAGAGCCCGCAGTCGCCGGGGGAGTTGATGAAGCGGGCGGGGTTCGAGAATCTCGCGGCGATGCGCTACCACCTCAAACCGTTGGTGACGAGCGGCGCCGTCGTCGCGACCGGCAGTACCTCGAATCGATTGATTAGCCTGGCCGGCCGTCGGCCGAAGGAGGCGCCTTGACCCGGCAGAAGCCGACTCGACCTGTGAACGGTGCGGCACGCGGTTCACTCGACGCGGCGGCGTGTCCGGTCGGTTCTGCTCGCGCGCCTGCTACCAAACGTCGGCGCCGCCGTCTGGGCCGATTAAACCTGTCGGCAGCCAGGCGCTCTCGAGAGACGCACCGGTGTCTGGGTCAATTAAACCTATCGTGCTGCCGGTGCCGACTCGCTCAGCCGTCGAGCTCGTCGAGGCCCGCGATCGCGCGATTCTCGCGTTCCTGGAGGACGGGCCGGCGAGCTTTCTCGCCGTGGTCCACGCGATCCCGGAAGAGGCCGAGTGGACGAATGGGCAACGGGCGGAGGCCTGCACGCTCGCGTTGCGGCGACTCCATCTGAAGAAACTCGTGACCAAAGCCGGGGACAGCTGGATGCTGCCGAGCCATGAGTAAAGACTCGCGCAACCCGCCGCGGAGTCGAGGCCGGGCTGGGTATGCCGCCCACCGCGCCGTGATCCTGTGCGATCGCGGACACGAGACGGAAGTCGTCAACAGCCGCGGCGTCGATCAGGGCGACGTGATTCGTCGACAGCGCGCGTGTCAGCACTGCCCGGTCTTCACGACCTACGAGTCGCGGATGAATCCCGCAAGCGAGGGCAAGGCACTCGCGGCGCTCGCTCGGTTCGAACGGGCTGTCGAAGCCGCCAAGAAGGCAATCGCGGCGTTGGGCAACACATGAGTGAACCCGGGGCGATCTTCTATCGCGGGCCGTCGCTGCTGACCGGCGATCCGATCATCGGCATCGTGACGGGGCTTGAGGGCGGCTCGCATAACGCGAAGACGGGCCCGATGGTGCAGGCGTGGATTCTGCGCCCAGACCTCGCCCCCTCCGACGCGGTGCGCGAGAACCTCGACGACGCGATCTGCGGCAATTGCGCGCTGCGCGGCCGCGGCGGAGCCGATCGCAAATGTTACGTGACGCCGTGGCTCGGGCCCTACCAAGTGTACAAACGCTTCGTCGCCGGCGACTACCTCGAGACGACCTGGATGGACCTGCACGCGTTACTCGAGGGGCGGCATGTCCGCCTCGGCGCGTACGGGGATCCGGGGGCCGTGCCCTTCGAAGTCTGGCGCGCGCTCCTCGTGAAGACGGCGGGCTGGGTCGGCTATACGCACGCGTGGCGCAGCTGCGACCCACGGCTCAAGACGATCGTGATGGCCAGCGTCGACAGCGAGCACGAGTTCATCGTCGCGCACCTGGCGGGCTGGCGGACGTTCCGGGTGCGGCTCGAGTCCGACCCTCTTATCTCAACTCATATATCTCAACTCACAGTCCCGCTGGAGTTCGTCTGTCCGGCGAGCGATGAAGCCGGTCACACGACGACGTGCGAACGCTGTCAGCTCTGCCGCGGCACCAGTTCGCCAGCGCGCTCAGTCGCGATCGTCGCGCACGGGAAGCCGTCGACGCTGCGTGCGTACGGGATCCGCGTGCCGATGTTCGGGCGGCGAGAGGAAGCGGTGCACTGATGGCGACTAAAAACCAGACTAGCCGTCTCGGGAAAAAGCCCGCGACGGTCTCGGGCCTCCGCGAGACCGCGCACGAGAAGCGCTTCGAGGCCGTGATGAAAATGGTCGCCGCGATGAAGGCCTTGAATGCCGCCGAGCGGACGAACTGCCTCGCCGCGGTCGCCGAGTTCTACGGGCTGACGCTCGTCGTGGAGAACTGACCGATGCCACGTGGAACGTCTCAGACGTCGGAGAAGTCTCAGACATGACGTCGACCGCCGACTATTCGACCTGGCTGACCAAACAGCAGGCCGCGGACGCGATCGGCGTGACGACAAAAACCGTCGAGCGCTTCGTCCAGGCCGGCCAGATTCAGCAAGCCCGCTGGCAGCGCGAGGGCCGCGGCCCGCAGCTGGCGGTCTATCACCCTGACGACGTCGCCCGACTCGCGTCAGAGCGGAAGCCAGGGCCGTTGCCGCCCTTTGTGGTACCGACGTCGAACGGATCGGCGAACGGGAACGGGCATGGCGCCGTGACGCAGGTTGAATCCAAGTTGGAGTCACCTCGGATTCACCTGACCTCGGGCGACGACCTACTCCACGCGCTGACGCTGCTCATGAGCAAGGTCATGTCTGAGACGTCTCAGACACCGACGCTGTTCCTGACCCTGCCGGAAGCGTCCGCGGTGTCGGGGCTGACGCAAGCCTATCTCCGGCGCGCGTGTGAGTCCGGCACGCTCAAGGCGATCAAGGATCGGGGCTGGCGGATTCGCCGGAAGGATCTGGAGCAGCTCTGATGCCGAAGAAGGTGCGATTTCCACACGAACCAGGCAAGTGCCGGATCTGCGCCGACCGGGGGATTCTTCCGTCGGAAGCTGTCGCGTGCGTGCTGCACTCAGAGATCGCCATCAACGAACTGAAGACCGAGAACACCACTCTCAAACGCGGTGCGACAGCGAGCCAGCGCCTTCATTTCGCCCTAGCTGACATGGCTGGTTCTGTCCCGTCGCCCGACGGCAGCGAGGAACTCGCCTTTGTGCGCGAGATGCACGACCGTATCGAGCGGTTGTCGACACTACTCCGGGCCACGCTGGACGTCGCCGAGTACGAGATCGACGGCAAGCAGCTGACCGCGCTGGCGCTGAAAGGCATTCGGCGGACCGATCGGGAGGCGCTCCGATGAAGCTGCAGACGTACGAACGGCTGACGCGCGAGCGCGACCTCCCGCCCGTCGAGCGTCGCTTCGAATGCTTCTTCAACTTTCTGGGGTGGTGGCACTGGTCGATCGGGATCCATGTCGACCTGCGGCATCCGCACATCGACCTGCATGTGCCGTTCGGGTTCGGGCGCCTCGGGTGGCACCGCTCGCCGACGAGGGGTCGCGCGCGCTGCTTCGGGTATCAAGGCTGGCGGCGGAGGCCGCGGACGGATCTGGAGCAGCGCTGATGCAATACCTCGTCTGCGCGACTATCGGGAATTTCGCGGACGACGTCGCCGCACGCTGCGATGCGTGTGACGCCCAGATCGTGCATCGGCCAAACGTCAAGCCGGGTCTCGTGAAGATCTGCGGGACCTGCGCGGCCACCCTCTTCGCCGCGGAGCCCGACGCCGAAGTCCGGGTTACCGAGGAGACGCGCCGCGAGCTCGCGCTCTATTACGCGAAGCCGAAAGGCGGCCCACAATGAGAACCGGCGTCTATCGCAAAATCGAAGGCCGCACCGGCGTCGGGCAGCTCTACGAGTTCGATTGCCTCTGCCGCCACCACACGACGGGCGAGCAGTTCGTCGTCTACATTCCGTTGCGCGTCGAGCCGGAGTGGGCGGGGACCGTTCGGCACTGCGTGCTGGAGCGAGCGGCGTTCGAGCGGAAATTCCAGTACGTCGGCGAGGGATTACCGACGCCCGTGGCACCGCCGCCCTTTCCGGCCAACCGGATCGTGCGCGAAGGAGACCTGGCACCCTGCGATCACAAGTTCATCGACAGTCGGCAGTGTGTGAAATGCGGCTGGACGCCCGTCAGCTGGGGTGACACCCGGGAGAAAGCCGAGTGAGCCAGATCATCGGGAGACAGGGAACCATGAGCCAGATCATCGCGAAGCTCGTCATCACCCAGGACGATCAGGGCCTCGTCAACGTGGAAGGGACCGGCGCGTCGCTGAAGAACAAAGCGTTCGCCTACGGCCTCCTGGAGCTCGCGAAGGACATCATCCGGGCCGGGCGGAAGTCGGGGATTGAAGCCGCGACGCTCGGCGATTTGCCTGGGCCGCACTGATGCCCGAACCCGACACCTACACCTGCGAACAGTGCGGCGGCACCTTCGAGAAGGGACGCCCCGACGAGGAACCGCAAGCGGAGAGTGTGCGGAATTTCGGCGTCCGCGGCGACGCGCCCGGCATGGCCATCGTGTGTGACGACTGCTATCAGGAAATCATGAGACGGATGAACGGGTAGCGAACGGCTGAGGCGACGACGGACGCCCGGTCTACGACCGCTCTCCCTGAGCCCGTCGCACCCTGACATCCGTCGGCGTGGGAGCTACGCGGCCGGCGTATTCGCGGCGACGGCGGCGCTGAGGCTGTCGTTCGACGCGCGGACGCGATCGACGATCGCCTGGACGGCGGCCGGGTCGCTCTTCGCGGCCTCGACTTCATCGAACAGGGTCTTGAGCAACGTGGACGCGGATCCGTCGACGGATTCGTTGCGGGTGACTTCGGCTTCGAGGGCAGTGAGATCGAGCATGGGCACTCTCCTACAGGACTGGGTGAACGGATGTGAGTGAACGAACGAGCGTAGCGCCCGGCCGACGCGCCGGGATTGTTCTAGTAGCGACAATTATTTGCTGATGTTCAGTGTCGTGTGCGACGCGCCATCGACGTCGCCGGCCAGCTTCGTATTCGACGCGCCGACCCGCGCGGTCAGCTGATCGATCCGGCGTTGCTCGGCCTTTGGGAGTTCGGCGTACCAGTCGTGAATGACGGGGAGCACCGCCTCGAGCGTGACATCGCCGTCGAGCGTGAGCGAATCGCCGCCGATCTGAATGAAGAGTCTCAACACAGCGCGCCGCCTTTCATAACCTGGGGATTCAAAATGGAGAGTCGGTCGCGGCCGTCCGCTGCAGCTGCACGCCTTCCGCCCGGGGCCCGCGCGGCCCGATCGTGGGAATGAAGCGCACCGGCACGCCGTGATCGAGATCGTCGTAACACTCGGGCGCCGCCGTGCGGTGAAAGAAGTACTCCACGCCGTCGGCACCGGTGAGAAAGCCGTAGCCGCGATCGTCGAGCTGGACTCGGTCCGATCGGCAGGTGCCGGTGACGGTCAGGGGGACGGCCTGTTCGTCAGGCTCGACCGGGAGGGGCTTCGGCATCATGAGTCGCGCGCCGGCGTGACGTGATACGCCGGGTTGGCGCGCTCCCAATAGGCCGGGCCCGAGGGTATGTAAAAACGGTTCGTGTCGCCGAAGCCCGTGACGTCGACGAAATGACGCCGCAGGACCCACCCGGTGGTATCAGGCCCGGCGGCCACATCGAGGCCCATGCACGCCGGCGCCGACGCCAGCGCGATCGGCGGCACCAAGGGCACCGCCGCGGCCATGCCGAGCAGGCCGAGAAATCCGCGGCGCTTCACGATCCACCTGTCGTGCGCACGAAGTCGACCTCGAGACCATCCGTGAGGACGACCGTGCGGATGTGCTCGAGCGCGGTGCCCTTCATCCCCTCGAGCCAGAGGGCGCGGATCCGCGCGGCTGTCTCCTGACTGACCAGGCCCGGGCACTTGATCAACACGAGCTCCACGCCCTGGACGTCCAGTGTCGTCACCGGCGTCACGGTTAGCCCGCTGGCGACGGCGATCGAGCTCAGCGCTTTGAGGGCGTCACGGCGATCCATCAGGCCTCCGTTCGGCGCCGCGGCGTTCGCCACGGGTGCAGCTCGCGGAGGACGCGGGCTGCAGCCCGCCGGCACGGCCGGTCGACACATAAATCCAGCAGTCATTCGAATCGCTGTCCCGAATGAACCAGACGTCCGGGTCGCCGATGCCGGTCATATAGTGCGTGATCGTGAGCCGCGCGTCTGGCGTGCCGCTCGTGGACGGGGGCCGCGCACTGCACGCGATCGCCAGCAGGATGAAGAGCCACGTGAGGGCGCCGAGGATCCGCCTCATGACGCGCGCTTCCGTTTCGCCGGCGTCGCCAACTTCGCCTGGATCTTCTTCCCGACACTGACCGCGGCCAGGCTCTGCTGCAACGCCTCCCGCAAACTCACCACGGGCGGCGCCGCCACGAGCGGGATCAGGATTTCATGGCCGGCAATCTTGGCGTCGATGATCCGCCGCACGTCCGCCTGGTAGTCGTCAGTGAAGTCGCTGAGATTCAACGGCCGCTCGAGCGCGACGATGACCTGGCGGCAGAGGCGCACCTGATCGAGCGGCACGCGGGCGCCCATCGGCACCTCGTCGATCATATCGACTGGCCGCATCTCCGCCGTGTGATGCAAGGTCTGGAGCACGAGGGCGGGCAGCAGCTCGGGCTGCACGCGCACGGCGACCAAGTACTCCCGCCCGTAAATCGCGAGCTTCCCGATCCCCACTTTGCCGACCAACGCCGCACTCACGACGGCGAAGGCCTCGCCGGCGAGCGGCCCATCCGGGCCCAGGTAGTAGCTCCGCTCAATCGCGATCGGATCGAGCGCGTCCGCATCGGCAAAGCGCACCAGATCAATGACCCGCGTCGACGGCGGCTGCACGGCGTCGAGCTCGGCCTCGAGCAGCAGTACGTATTTCCCGGCCTCGAATTCGAAGCCCTTCGTGATCTCCGTCGACGGGACCTCGCGCGCACAGATCGGACACCACTTCTTTTGCTGCAGGCGCGACTGACAAGAGGCGTGGAGCTGATTGAACGACAGCGTGGCGCTGGCTTCCGTGGCGGGATAGACCTTGATCGGGATCGCGACCCGGCTGATCTGGAGGACGCCTTTCCAGGTGGCGCGGGCCATCAGTCGGATTGTCCGAAATCCAAATCGGCGGGTGGCGGCGGCGGCGGCGGCGGCAACGGGCGCGTGAGCGGTGGCCAGCCGGTCTCGACGCTGAACAGGCGGGCCTTCAACTCACGAACGTGGTCCATGGTGAGCTGCGGCTGCGTCCACCAGATTTCGCCAGCCCAGGGCCAGAGCGACGGCTGCACCATGTAGGCATAAAACAGTTCGCCGGCGATCATCCGGACATTCCCGGCCGCGACGCCACGCTCGCGCGACGTAAAGATCGCGCCGAACCCGCCACTCCAGGTGTAGCGGCGCCCGCTGTGGACGAACGTCGGGGCGGCTGCCTCGGGCATCACCGGCTGGCCTTCCTCGATCGTGTCAACTGGGTCGTCGCTTCACTGAGCTGCCGATCGATCGCGCGTTCCCCGAAGGCGATGTGCACCATGAGGCTGTCGATGAACGCGTCGAGGTCGGACTGCTTGACGCGAAAATGCGAGCCGAGACGGGCCGCGGGCAGCTTGCCGCTCCGGATCAACCGCCGCACGGTTTCCTGGCTGCAGCGCAATTGATAGGCGACCTCATGCACCTCGAGGAGGCGCGGCTGGTGCGGCAGGTGCGGCGACGGGCCAGGAGCATGCAGCGGCATCAAGGGGGAAACCCCATAATGCGGTCTCCCTCTGTAGTTTAGACGAGCGCGCGACGCTACTAGAGGCGACGGGAGGCTACTGGAGCCACACGGTTGCGCTTCGGTGCACCCCCGCAGGCGGACACTCCTTGTACCGACCCGGTCATTCTGATCGGGCCCTTCTCGTCACCGACCTCACAAACTGAAAAGGATCCCGCCACCCATGCGGAGAGCGATCGACCCGATCGGCGCTCTCTCCCGCCTGGTGCGGGTCGGCGGGCTCGCGCTCGCCCTGACGTCCGTCGTCGGGGCCGCGCCGCAGCTGCCGCGGTTTCGGGTCGAGAGCCGGCCGCAGCGGGCGCTCGCCCCGCAGGACATGCGCATTCGCGTCTTCGTCGCCCGGGATCGACCTGCACGGCGTCGCGATCCGGGATGAAGCCGGCGACGAAGGCCCGATGTACACGGTGCCGACGCCGAGGGCATCCTGACCGTGTGGGCAAGCAAGGCGGCTTCGGCTGGGGAAAGGGACGACTCGTGATCATCAAGACGACGCACCACGCCGATCCGTCGACGCCGACGATTATCGACGACGTTCACGTGCATGAGGGAACGGCGTTCCTCGAGGCGCTCCGGCGCGCGAATCATCAAGAGACCGAGGAGCTCCAGGCCGAGAACCGCACCCTGAAACGCCGCCTCCGCATGGCGAAGGCCGAACTCCCCCTGGATCCCCATGGCGCCGCGTGAACCGCGACGCTCCAGCTACCAGCGCGGCTACACGAAACGCTGGGCCCTGGTCAGCAGGCTCTTTCGATCGAAGTACCCGCTCTGCGGGATGCGCCCGGATCACGAGCGCCCGGTCATGAGTCAGTGCTTCGACGAGCACCTAGTGACGGCCGCCACGTTGACCGATCACGTGGTGCCGCATCGCGGCGATCAGATCCTCTTCTGGGATGAAGGGAATTGGCAGTCGATGTGTGGAACCTGCCACAAAAAGAAGACGGACGCGGGCCTATGAAGACGTTCCTGTTGTTCTTCGCATTGATGTTCGTGAACTACGGCCTGGCCTGCATCAACTTCCGCATGGTCGCGCGCGGCAGCTATCTCGGCACGGCCTGGTCGGATGCGGCGATCGCCATCCTCGGGTTCACGCTTATTCGACAAGTCGCTGAGACGAACGCCTTGATCGCCCAAGTTGGGTACGTGTGCGGTGGGGTGTGTGGCTCGATGCTCGGGCTGTACCTCACGAGGAAATCGTGAAGCCGAAGTCCGATACGTGGGACCTGTCGGCGCAGTACGTCGATGCGCAGGTCGCCATCATGCAGCAGCAGCAGCGGTTCGGATCGATGCCGACACCGTGGACGCGCGCGCGTCGACGCGCCGTGATCAGGCAGGTCGATCGCCACGCGCAGGAACTGCGACATCGGCGGCAGCGCCTGGTGCCCACGCGATCGGAGACGTCATGACCTGTCGCCTCGAGCGTGACGACAAACATCCGAAGCTCGATGGTGCGGACATCCACGACCGCGCGCCCGAACCTGATGACGACGATGAACCGCGCTTTCGATCACGCACGCGTCGACGGCGACCGGGGGGTGCCCGAATGGCTGTAACCCTAGGTGCGGGAAACCCGCGCCGGGGTTCTTACGAAAAAAATCGATTTCAAAAACGTCGCGTTTCAAAACGGGAGGCCCCCTGATGGGCGGTCGAGGGAGCGGCGGCCGCCGAATCGGCGCCGGGCGGAAGAAGAAGTCGGATCTCGAGCGCGCGATCAGCGGGCAGGCCGGCCCCCGGGGCACGGTCCTGCAACATCCGAGCGCGCCGGCGGGCCAGACAGCCGTGGCGCCGGTCGAGACATTCGACGCGCCGGCCGAGCTCCAGGGCTCGTCGGCTGAGCTCAGCAACCTCACCTCACAGCTGGCGTTCCTCCGCCAGGCCGAGGGCCCGGGCGAGCCGAACCCGCAGATCGCGGAGCTGCAGCTGCGCGTCGACACGCTGCAGGCCACCGCGGCCGCGCTGGCGGTGTGGCACGAGCTCGCGCCGCAGGCCTTCGAGGCGCGGACGTTGACGCCGGCGACGACGGCGGCGTTTGTCATGCTCTGTCGCGGCGTCGTGATCGAGCGCGCGCTGTCAGCGTCGCCGGCGTCAGCGGCCGGGCCGAATCATCGCGGGATGATGCACCGCGTCGCCACGTGGATGAAGGACTTCAGCCTCGCGCCGTTCGGCAAACCGATGTTCACGGCGGAAGCCGCGGCGCCGGCGAACCCGCTCGATCGGTTCACGAAAACGAGGGCCTGACGAAGAAGCAGGCCCCCCTGGATCCCGCCACCCAGTACGCGACCGACGTCGTTGCGCGACGCATTGTCGCGTGTCGCGCGGTCATCCTGGCCTGTCAGCGCCATTTGAATGATCTCCGCGAGGCCGAGGCGAAAGGCCTGATCTGGAATCCCGCCGAGGCGCAGGAGGCGATCGATTTCTTTCCCGCGGTCTTGACGCTCCCCGAGGAAACCGACGTCGACGAAGACGAAGACGACGCCGGTGACGTGAGCCCGGAGGCGGGGACGCCGTTCCACCTGTCACCGTTTCAACAGTTCATTGTGGGGAGCCTCTTCGGCTGGTTCGCGATCCGCGTCAGTAAGAAGACCGGCGTGCGGCGGATGCGGCAAAGGTTCCGCATCGCGTTTTTCCAGGGCGGGAAGGGCTGCGGCAAGACGCCGCTCGGCGCCGGGATCCTGATCTACATGCTGGTCCGGCGCGGGGTCCGCGGCGCGCAGCTGTTCTGCGCGGGCGCGATGAAAGAGCAGGCCCTGATCCCGTTCGCCGACTGCCTGAAGATGGTGCACGCCTCGCCGTACCTGATGGCCCTCATCAAGGAGACCGGGAATAACCTCGCGATCCCCAAGACCGGATCGTTCATCCGGCCGATCTCCTCGGACAGCCGGAGCCAATCAGGGAAACGCGTCCAGGGCGCCGTGATCGAAGAGTTGCACGAGCATCCGAACCCGGGGCTGGTCCGGAAGATCCGGGCCGGCATCAAGGGCCGGCCGAACGCGTTGCTCTTCCTGCCGACCAACACGGGCTTCGATCGCGAGTCGGTCTGCTACGAGTACTACGACTACTCCTGGCAAATCCTCGAGGGCACGCTCACGAACGACGCGTGGTTTGCCTTCATCTGCCACCTCGACGCGTGTGACAAATGCCACGCGAAAGGGCAGCGGCAACCGTCGGACGACTGTGCGGACTGCGACGACTGGAAAGTCGAAGGGCCGCACTGGCTCAAACCCAATCCGAATCTCGGCGTCTCGATTCCCTGGCAGTACCTGCGCGACGAAGTCCAGGTGGCGATCGCGATGCCGGGCGAGCGGAATATGGTGCGCCGGCTGAACTTCTGTCAGTGGACGCAGCAGCGGTCCGCCTGGCTGACGGCCGAGCAGTGGGCGGCCTGCCTGGGGCCGGTCTCCCGGGCATCCCTCGCCGGTCGCGACTGCTTCATCGGCATCGACCTGTCCGACAAAATCGATCTCTCGTCGGTCGTCTGCATCTTTCCAAGAGCGCTCGATCGTGAGCCTTCGGCGGCTGGTGCAGCGGCCGGCGGGAGCTCCGACGACGGCCCCGTCGCCTCCACCGACGCGGACCGCCCGACGATCGACCGGGCGATCGACGTGCTCGCGTTCTTCTGGATGCCCGAGAAGACGCTGCGCCGGCGCGCCCAGGAAGACAAGATCCCCTATCCCGACTGGGCCGCGGCCCGCCACGTCAAGACGATGCCCGGCAGCATCATCGACCACGACGCGATCGTCGAGTTCATCATCGCCGAGCTCGCGCCGCAGTTTCATCTCGTGGGGATCGGCATCGACGACGCCGGCGCGAGCGGCGTGGTGGGCAAGCTCCAGCGGCATTTCGGGCACGACGAGAGTCAACCCGTCGAGCAGCGCTTCGTCTGGGTCGTCGCGCAGGGCTTCCGCAAACTCTCCCCGCCGTCCAAGTGGCTCGAGGCGCTCATCGTCAGCGGCAATCTCGCGCACGACGGGAATCCCTGCATGGCGATGTGCGTCACGAACATGGGGCTCGAGGAGAACGACTGGCGGGAAATTCGGCCGGTGAAGATCTCGCAACGGAAACGGATTGACGGCGGCGTGGCGCTCATCGATGCCATCGCCAAGATGCTCGTGACGACGACCGTCACCAAGCAATTTCAGATGCTGGTGCTCGGCGGGCCGAAGACGCCATGAAGCGGCCACCTATTCGTCCCCCGCCGCCTGTCCTCGAGGTCGTCGACCCGCCGCGCCGCGGCCGCCCGCCCGGGTCGATTCGGGTCACCGAATCCCACACCGCCGTCATGTGCTGGATCCCGGCCAGTCTGCACGATCAGTTGATTGCCCTCGCGAACCGGGAAGAGCAGAGCATCTCGGCGACGATCCGCGCGCTCCTGGTGCTCAAGCTGCGCTGACGCGTTCTCTGAAGCAGCGAATCTGGCGGAGGCGTGCGATCGGCGTGTCCTCAGATCGGAGGGCGACGCCGCGGCGATTCCCGTCTTGGTAGAGCGCGACCGTCAGGGTGATTCGGTCCGCCGGCTCGAAACGCGGCGCGGCGGTTGGTGATGGCAGGACCCACCGCGCGTGGGACGCGACGAAGGACACCAGCTCGCCGGCGCGCACGTCCTCGGCCACGGGTAGCCAGCCGAGCACGTTCTCAGGACGACAGCAGCAGCGCACTTCGATCCACACCGCGCCATTCTCCCTGCATTTTCCCTACTGAATCAATTCCGATCGGCCGTTCGGCCACACGCTGGGCTCTGATGGCCCCTCTGATCAACCGGGCGTATAGCCTCCTCCAGATCAAATCGATCGACGAGGAGAGCCGCGTCATCACCGGCATCGCCACGACGCCGACCCCCGATCGCATGGGCGACATCGTCGATGCGGCAGGCGCGGAATTCCAATTGCCGATCCCGCTGCTCTGGCAACACAACAGCCGCGAGCCGGTCGGGGAAGTCTTCGCCGCGACGGTGACCGCGGACGGCATCGCGATCTCGGCGCGCTTCGCGAAGATCGACGAACCCGGGAAACTCAAAGACCGCCTCGACGAGGCCTGGCAGTCGGTGAAGGCCAAGCTCGTCCGCGGCCTCTCGATTGGGTTCAGTGAAATCGAGTCGGCGCGCATCAAGGACACCTGGAGCTTCCACTACCTGAAGTGGCTCTGGCTCGAGCTCTCGGCCGTGACGATCCCGGCGAATGCCGAGGCCACGATTCAAACGATCAAATCCTTCGACGTTGGCCTCGCCGCGCCAGGCACCAAGGCTGTCGTCGTACCGAAAACCACGTCCGGCGTTTCGGACACCACGCGCGTCGTCAAGGCGCGCAGCGAGATCCGGACCATGAAGAAGACCTACGCCGAACAGATTACGAGCTTCGAAGCCACGCGGCAGGCGAAGAGCGCCGAGATCGACACCATCATCGAGACCGCCAGCGACGCGAACGTCACCCTCGACGCCGCCCAGAAAGAGACCCACGACACGCTCGTCGGGGAAGTGAAGGAAATCGACGAGCATCTCGTCCGCCTCCGCGGCGCCGAGGAGCGCAACAAACAGGCGGCCAAGCCCGTCGCCGGCGAGACGCCCGAGAAGGCCGCGGCCTCGCGCGGCGGCCAAGTGCTGGTCATCGAGCGGAAACTCCCGCCCGGCATCGGGTTCGCGCGCTTCGCGATGATCCAGGCGATCGCGAAGGGGAGCCGCAGCGACGCGATGGCGATCGCGCTCGAGTGCTATCCGGACGACAAAGCCCTCCAGGCCGTGATCAAGACCGCCGTCGGCGGCGCGACCACCGCGAACGCGCAGGGCCCGCTGCTCCAGTACACCGACTATTTCCAGGACTTCGTCGAGTACCTGCGGCCGAAGACGATCATCGGCCAGTTCGGGCAGAACGGCATTCCCGCGATGCGCGCGGTGCCGTTCAACATCCGCGTGAACGTGCAGAGCGCCGGGGGCACGGGCTACTGGGTCGGGCAGGGCAAACCGGTCCCGCTGACCAAGGGCACCTTCACGACCACGACGCTTGACTTCACCCGCGTCGGCGCGATCTCCGTGCTGACGAAAGAAGAGGTCCGCTTCGCCAGTCCGTCGGCGGAGGCGAAGGTGCGCGACGATCTGGCGGCCTCGCTCATCGCGCGCATGGACCAGGACTTCGTCGACCCGGCCAACGCCGGCACGGCGAGCGTCAAGCCGGCCTCGATCACGAACGGGATCGCGGCGTCGGCGGTCAGCGGCACGAACGCGGCCGCGGTGCGCACCGACTTCAAGACGCTCCTGGCGGGCTTCATTGCCGCCAACATCGAACCCACGTCGGGCGTGCTGATCATGTCCTCGACGATCGCGCTCAGCCTCTCGCTGATGATGAACGCGCTCGGCCAGCCGGAGTTCGCGGGCCTCACGATGAAGGGGGGCACGCTCCTCGGGTTCCCGGTCATCGTGTCCGAGTACCTCACGGCGCTCGGCAGTCCATCGACCCAGATGATCGTCGCGGCCAACGCGTCGGACATCTACCTGGCCGATGACGGCGGCGTGTCGGTCGAATCGAGCGATCAGGCGTCGCTCGAAATGCTCGACGGCACGTTGCTCCAGGACGGCACGGCGGGCACGGGCGCGAGCTTGGTGTCCCTCTGGCAGACCGGGATGCTCGGCCTGAAAGCGGAGCGCGAAATCACCTGGAAGCTCCGGCGCGCCGCCGCGGTCCAGTACCTCTCGGGCGTCGCCTACGCGTAACGCGTAACGGCGCGTCCGATCGCGACCCAAGGGGAGCCGGTCCGTATGTGGTCGGCTCCCCACTTTTGTTTCCCGGAGGCCTATGAAACTCATCGCGCTCGCGGATCTCCCGAATAACGTGAAAGCCGGCGAGGTCTTCGAGGTGCCGGACGTGCAAGGGCAGCTCCTGATCCGCGCGGCCGTCGCCCGCGTCGACGAGCCCCCAAGTCCGTCGCGCCGCCCGACGTACCGTCGCCGCGATCTGACGGCGGAGAACTGATGCGGATCTTCGGGCTGGAGATTGCGCGCGCCAAAGCGGCGACGGCCGATCTCGTCACCCATCTGCCGGCGGCCGGGGGCAGCGGCTGGATCGGGATGATCCGCGAGCGGTTCAGCGGCGCCTGGCAGCGCAGCGAGCCGGTCGATCGGACGGAGGTCCTCCGGTACTCGACGGTCTGGGCCTGCATCACGCTCATTGCGAGCGACATCGGGAAACTCTGGCTGAACCTCGTCGAAGAAGACGCCGACGGCATCTGCACCCCGACGGAGAATCCCGCGTACTCGCCGGTCCTCCGGAAACCGAACCGCTTTTCGACGCGCGTGAAGTTCCTCGAGTACTGGATGATCTCGAAGTTCTCGACGGGGAACACGTACGTCCTCAAAGAACGCGACGGCCGCGGCGTCGTCACGGCGCTCTACATCCTCGATCCGTCTCGCGTGCAGGTCCTCTTGGCGCCCGATGGGTCGGTGTTTTACCAGTGCGGCACCGACTGGCTGGCCGGCATCGATGAGGCCACGAAGACCGTCCCGGCGCGCGAAATCATCCACGACATGTGCGTCCCGCTCTATCACCCACTCGTCGGCATCACGCCGATCTATGCGTGCGGCCTGGCGGCGATGCAGGGCCTGAAGATTCTGCAGAACTCGACCCGCTTGTTTGCCAATGGGTCGAATCCCGGCGGGCAGATACTCGTGCCGGGGACGATCAGTAACGACGTCGCGAAGCGGCTCGAGGAGTACTGGCAGGCGAACTACGCCGGCGAGCAGAACATCGGGAAGGTCGTCGCCTTGGGCGACGGCATGAAGTACGAGCCGATGACGTCCATGTCCGCCGTCGATGCGGAAGTCGTCGCCCAGCTCAAGCTGACCGATGAGCGGATCTGCGCGACGTTCCACGTCCCCGGCTACATGATCGGGATCGGGCCGCCGCCGCCCTACACCGACATTCAATCGATCAATCTCCAGTACTACACGCAGGCGCTCCAGAATCCGATCGAGAACCTCGAGACGCTCCTCGACGAAGGCCTCGAGCTCAAGAAGCCGTACCACATCGAATGTGATCTCGACGCGCTCGCCCGCATGGACAGCAAGACGCAGATGGACATTGCGGTGAAAGCGGTCGGCGGCGGCATCGAGAAACCGAACGAGGCCCGCGCGCGCTTCAACCGCAAACCGGTGCCGGGCGGCGACACGCCGTACCTCCAGCAGCAGATGTTCAGTCTCGACGCGTTGAACAAACGCGATCAGGCCGGACCCGCGCCCGGGACGGTCCCGACGCCCGTCACGATTCATCCACCGCCGCCTACGCCACCGGCGCCCGTGGCGGATCCCCCGCCGTCCAAGTCGCTCGAAGCCGACGGCGCGCTGCTCGAGCACGCGGCCGCGGACTACACCAGGAAGGAACTCGCCGCATGACCGGTCACGAGCTGCAGGCGCTCATCCGCGGCATCGTGCCCGTGGTGCGCGAGTACGTCACCACGAAGGTCGACGCGCTCACGGCCCGACTGACCGACCTCGAGCAGCGCGCGCCCGAGCCGGGTCCCATTGGCCCTGTCGGGGACAACGGCGTCGACGGCAAGGACGGCGCGGCCGGCGTCAAGGGCCTCGACGGCCCGCCGGGCGCACCCGGCGAGAAGGGCGAGGCTGGCGCACGGGGCGAGACCGGACCACCTGGTGCGCCTGGTCTCGGCACCGTCGGCGTCCAGGGCCAGCCTGGCCCGATGGGCCCGTCCGGCGTCATCGGCGAAAAAGGCGAGACCGGCGATCGCGGTGAGAAGGGCGGCGACGGTCCCGAAGGTAAGCCCGGACGCGATGGCCGCGACGGGCAGCCAGGCGCGAGCGGCGAGAAAGGCCTCGACGGGAAAGACGGCACGCCTGGGACGAATGGCAAGAACGGGGAGCACGGGATCGACGGCCTCGGCTTCGAGCAGCTCGACGCGGTGTACGACGCCTGCGGCCGGCTGTCGCTACGTTTCACATGCGGCGCCGTAGTGAAGACGTTCCGCGTGCCGGGGATCGTCGATCGCGGCGTGTACAAAGAGGGCACCGTCTACGAAAAGGGCGACGGCGCGACCTTCGGCGGGTCGTTCTGGATTGCGCAAGCGGAGACGACCGCGAAGCCCGGAGACGGCGCAACGCCGTGGCGACTCGCGGTCAAGGTCGGACGCGACGGTAAGGCGGGCGGGAAAGGCGATCCGGGCTCGGCGGGACGCGACGGCGTCGACGGCAAGGACCGGATCCGGTGACCGTCGCGACGGTGCCGCGTTTGTGGCCCGGTGAGACGGTGGTCATCCTGGCATCCGGCCCGAGTCTCTGTGCCGACGACGTCGACTATTGCCGGGGTCACGCCAAAGTCATCGCGGTGAAGGATGCGGTGCAGCTCGCGCCGTGGGCCGATGTCCTGTACGGATGCGGCGCCGATGCGAGTCGCTGGTGGCAACACCACGGCGACACCTTGAAAGCTTTTGGCGGTCTCCGCTACACGCTCGATCCGCAGGCCGCGAAATGGGCGACGGTCCTCCAGCACACCGGCGAGAGCGGCCTCGAGACGAACCCGGCGGCGCTGCGCACGGGGAAGAATTCCACGTACCAAGCGATCAACCTGGCCGTGCATCTCGGCGCGATCCGGATTCTGCTACTCGGCCTCGACCTGGCCGCGTCGCCGCACGGGACCAAGTACTTCTTCGGCAATCGGCCGGCGGGGCAGCAGCGCGCGTCCCCGTTCGACGCGTGTCTCGCGCTCTTCGCGACGCTCGTGGCGCCACTCAAAGCCCTCGGTGTCACGGTGATCAACTGCAGTCGGCAGACCGCCCTGACCTGCTTTCCGCGACAACCGATCCAGCAGGCCTGCGCGTGAGCGCGCCGCTGCGCGTCTTCCTCGGCTGGGATGTGGCGCAAATGGTCGCGTGGAACGTGGCCGCGTTTTCGTTGCGGTGTCGCGCGAGCGTGGGCGTCGACGTCCAGCGTCTCGCGATCCAGACACTCCGGGCGCAGGGGCTCTATACGCGGCCGACGACCGTGCAAACGATCGGCTACTGGGACACGATTTCCGCCGCGCCGATGTCGACGGGCCACGCGATCGCGCGCTTCCTCGTGCCGCACCTCTGCGGGTACGACGGGTGGGCGCTCTTCGCGGACGGCGATGTGCTCGTGCGCGCCGATGTCGCCGCGCTCTTCGCGCTCGCGGATCCGACGAAAGCGCTGCAGGTCGTCCAACACGTCCACGATCCCCGCGAGGCGGTGAAGATGACCGGTCACGCGCAGACGACGTACGCGCGGAAGAACTGGTCGTCGGTCATGTTGCTCAACTGCGCGCATCCGGCGAATCGCGCGCTGACCGTGGCGCTCGTGAACACGGTGCCAGGGCGTGATCTCCATCGCTTCTGCTGGCTGACGGAGGATCTCATCGGCCCGCTGCCGGCGCGCTGGAACGTGCTGATCGGCGAAGAGACCGATCCCGATCCGGCGATCGCGCATTTCACGCGCGGGGTGCCGGACATGCCGGGCTACGACCAGCAGCCGTACGCGGACGAATGGTACGCGACGGCGAAGGGCGTCGGCTATCGCCTGCCGCGGCCCCCGCGGCCGCTCGAGGCGACCGCATGAACGCGACGTCGACGGGGACCGCCGTCGAGGTCCTGCACTTCGCCCCGGAGTCGCCGCGGACGGACGCGGTGCTCGACGCCCTGGTGCGCGCCGCCGGCGCCGCCGGCCTCGGGTGTGTGCCGACGCGCCGGTATCGCGGCGAGGCGAACTGGCTGATCCTGTGGGGCCCCGGCGCCCCGAACCGGTTCGAGCCGATCCGCCGGCAGCTCGCGCGCGGCGGGCATGTGATTGCGATCGATCTGGCGTACTGGGATCGCGACCGGAAAGTGCGGGTCTCGATCGACGCCGCCCATCCGCAAGCTTGGGTGATGCGACGGGACTGGCCGACGAGTCGCCTGCAGGCGGATCGGATCGTCGTCAGTGACGGCTGGGATCCCCAGGGCCCGGTCGTCATCGCCGGCATCGGCGCGAAAGCCACCGTCCAGTACGGCGGCCAGGTCGCCGCGTGGGAAGCCGCGATGGCCGCGGAGGCGCATCGGCGGGGTGCGCGCGTCCTTCATCGGCCGAAATTGGGGGCGTCCAGGCCTATCGAGCAGACGCTCCGCGGCGCGAGTCTCGTCTGTACCTGGCATTCGAACGTCGCCGTGGATGCGATCCGCCTCGGCATTCCGGTGATCTGTCAAGACGGCGCGGCCGCGGCGGTCTGTCCCTCGACGTGGACGGAGGCCCCGCAGCCGCTCGCGGTCGACGTGCGCGATCGCTTTCTCGCGAACCTCGCGTGGTTCCAATGGGATCTGCGGCGGGAAGCGGCGGCGTGCTGGGCGTTTCTCCAGGCGCTGCTCACGTGAGGCGCGGCATCCGCATCGTCGCGCCGTTCCGTCCCTTTCCCCCGGAGGCGACGCATCACCACCAGCTGGCGGCGTTTGACTGGATTGCGGCGATCCGGATGATGACGGCCAGCGCCGAGCGCGCCTGCCACTGCCCGGTCCACGTGATCACCGACCACGATACGGCGCTGCCGGTCCCGACGCTCCAGTACGCGACGACGCATCGCCGGTTGATGCTCTGGTACCTCGAAATCGCCGTGCGCTATCTCGAATCCGCGGACTTCGATCGCGACACGGTCATGCTCGACGCCGATCAGTTGATCTATCACGACCTCGCCCGATGGTTCCTGCCGACCGCGGACCTCGGCGTGTTGGTGCGGTGGCCGCGGCCCGCCGGGTTGCCGCTCCTGAACGGCGTGCAGTGGTGGGCGCTGCGCGGCAAGGATCGGCTGGCGGCCTTCTATCGGCGCGTCCTGGCGGTCGCCGAGACACTCCCCGAAGAGAAGCTTCGGTGGGGCGCGGACACGATCGCCCTCGCGCAGCTCCTCGAGCCGCTCACGCCCGGGCTGCACCCCCGCGCGGGCCTGTCGGTGGCCATGATCGACAGCCGCCAGGTGCTGCAGGCGTTCACGCGCGATCAGATCCGGTGGCTGGCGGAGGGACGCCTCCCGTGGCCGACGTGGGCGGTGCTCGACTTTCGCAACCGCCGGAAAACGCACATGCAGGCCGTCTATGACGCGACGCTGGGCGCGCGGGCGGGCGCGCTCGCATGATCCGGCTGGCCGCCGATCAGTTCGTGACGCCGGTGCCGTGGCATCCCTCGCTGCAGCATCCGCAGTACGGGCCCGGGGATACCTACGCGCTCGCCGCGCGCTGGGTGCAGGCCTGTCCGACCGTCGCCGATTGGGGCGGCGGCTTCGGCGTGCTGCAGACCTACTTGCCGGCGACGACGCAGTACACCGTCGTCGAGGGCACGCGGCACGGCCCGCGCGCGCACGTGCTCGCCGATCTCGCGACGTATCACGCCCCGAGCGACGGGATTGTCCTGCGGCATGTGCTGGATAACACTCCGCGCTGGGCCGACGTCCTCGCGAATGCGCTCGCGGCCTTCCGGCAGCGCCTGGTCATTGTGACGTTCACACCAGCCGCCCTCGAGACGCGGATCGCGCATCTCAAAAGCGGCTGGCCGATCTGGCATTTCCATCCGGGCGATCTGCGGCGCGCGATGGGGCGCTGTCTGGTCGCCGACGTCAGTGTGCCGACGTCCCACCCCGAACACGTCTACTACCTGGAGCGCCGATGAAATTCAAAGGCGGGGTCGCGTTTCCGGACGCGGATAGCTTCATGCTCGAGCAAATGCATGCCGACGGCCGCTATCAAGCGGATCATCTGGAGACCGCGCTGGCGTTCGTCACGGACTGGTCGTGTGCGATCGATGGCGGCGCGCACGTCGGGCTCTGGAGTCGCCGCCTCAGTCCCAGCTTTACGCGCGTGATCGCCGTCGAACCGAGCCCGGACACGTGCGAGGCGCTGATGGTGAACATGGCCGCGTTCGGCTGCGCGAATGTCGAGGTCCTCGAGGCCGCCCTCGGCGAGACGTTCGGATCGACCGCGCTGGCGCTCGACGCGAAGGAGATCGCGCGGCAGAACACCGGCGCCCGCTATGTGCACGGTGCCGGCCCGATCCCGGTGGTGCCCATCGACAGCTGGAAGCTCGAGACGTGCGGGTTCCTGAAACTCGACGTCGAAGGATCGGAGGCCGCCGCACTCCGCGGGGCGCAGCAGACGCTGACGCGGTGTCGGCCCGTCGTCCTGTTCGAAAACAAAGACTTCGGTTCGCGCTACGGCGTGCCGCGGACCGCGCCCGGTGCCTTCCTGACGGCCCTCGGCTATACGCACGTCGCGACGATCTCGGCCGATGAGATCTGGATGGTCCCGTCATGAAGATCCTCATCGTCGGCGGGGGCCCGAGCGATACCTGGGTGATTCGCGGCCAGCAACTCGGCGCGGCGCTCGGCGCGCGGGTGACGGCGTCGCCGACGGCCGCCGATTGGACCTGGGCCGATCGGGTCATCCTGGTGAAACGCGCCGGGCGGATCTGGGGCGGCACCGCGCACGGGACCGGGGTGCCGATCCTCTGGGATCCGATCGATTTCTGGCAGCAACCCGGCGAGAACGGCTACTCCGCGGCGGAGGCCCGGGCCCACCTCGCGCAGGCGATCGCGGCCGTGGGGCCAGTCCTCACGATCGGCGCGACCGCGGCCATGGCGGCCGCGTGTGGCGGCGCGTATCTCCCGCATCACAGTTGGGCCGGCCTCGCGCCGACGCCCGCGCGCGAGACGGTGTCGCTCGTGGCGTATCAGGGCAGTCCGCGGTACCTCGGGCGCTGGGCCCCCGCCCTGGCGGCGGCCTGTCAGGCGCGCGGCTGGCGCTTTGTCCTCAATCCGCCCGACGTCCGGGCAGCCGATCTCCTCGTCGCGTTTCGGGACGCGCCTTGGGACGGCTGGATGTGTCGGGAATGGAAGAGCGGGGTCAAGCTCGTCAACGCGGTCGCGGCGGGCCGGCCGATCCTCACGCAGCCGTCCGCCGCGGCGCGCGAGTTCCAGCCGGCCGGCACCATCCTCGAGACGCAGGCCGAGCTCGAGGCGGCCCTCGATCACTGGACCGACGTCGGCCGACGGCAGGCCGTCGTCGAGCAGTCGCTGGTCCGCGCGCCGGCGTTCACCGTCGACGCGATCGCGGCGCAGTATGCCCGCATTCTGGAGACGACATGATCATCCACACTGACGATCGCCCGATCGGCTTCACGATGGAGAGCGGCTCCCCCACGCAGCGGATCGAACCCATCACGCTCGCGCTCGCGAAAGCGCAGGCGCGGTTTCCCTCCACCGCCGAAGATCTCCTGCTGCCGATCTATCTC